TTTTAAATTTATTTTCCATTTTACGATTTTACGATAACCGCCCTAGAATTTCAAGCATAAAGTATACTGCGGGGGGGGGGGGGAAGATTAGCAGAAGGCACCGGCTAAGCAGATAAGGCCTATGAGGCCGTTAAGTATACTTCCCGTGGTGTAGTAGAGGTAAAAGTTGATCGCGGACAGTGCTAGGTTCAGTAAAATATAGCCTCTCATGGGATTCCTTTCAAGAAATCATCGTAACAGTAAGGGCATTGAAGGTCCGGGCAAAAATCCTTAACATGTTCGTAATGGGCGCCACCACCGCCGCTATTTACCGTTTCTGGCTTGTGATAAACAAAAGTGGTGGGAGCTTCCTTTACCGCTTCTAACTCCAGTTCAACCCTGCAAGTGCGGCAATAGTAATAGTTTTTACCTAGAACCGTACACAATACCCCGGAATCCCCACATTTACAAATCATGATGCCTCTTTCGCAGACTCGCCCCAGAAGAGTGCGTGTTCGCAGTCCGGGCAAAAGGTTTCGCTCTTCGGGACGTTGACAAGTTTAGGACCTTTCGTTACCCAGCGACCCTTTTTGCCCTTCGTCATAGTGCATAGGGGGGAGGTGCAGTAGGCGTTCACTTTGCGCCGGGGAGTGGCAACAATCTCAAGCTCAGTCTCTTCGTCTAAAGAATCAATTTGATCAGCAATCATGCTACCTCCCAATGGTTGATGTAGATACAGTTTGGAAACATATCGATGACTTGATCAAAGGCGCCAGTGAGCGTAGTGCTTACGGCGAAGGTTTCAGTTCTGCGGCCTTCGTACATGATGTAAAATTTAAAGCGTGTCATGATTAAAGCCTATTCTCCCTTTCTTTTACACTGTCAAGGGCCCTTTTAACGAGTTTACCAGTTCGGATAGCGGTTGCCATACTAGTACCGGACAGGTAACGTAGGCCGCCGGGCACGGTGCTTAGGACGTTCTCCCCTACCTCCCAGACTAGCCAGGGGGCATAATTTGAACTCTTAGCGCCTAGGTTACCTACTGCTAAGGTGTTAGGGAGTCGGTAGGAGGCGGGGTAGAACTCATTGCCTTTTGTGTCTAAATCTTGGCCATTGTTCCCCGCTGCCACCACAAATATCGTGTCTGTAGCACGCCGCATGGTGTTATATTCGAGAAGGGAGTGCATGGTACCTCCTCCTGAAAAGTTCACGACGTCTGCACCGTCTTTAATGGCTTGAGAGAAAGCGGTAACCTCCCATTCAAAGGCGTGATCCTCCTCGCCTAGAATCGTATCATGATCGTAATACTTGTAAATGAGGAGGCAGTATCCAGAATCGCCTGCGTACTGCTTAATCAGCCCCGCCACGTGGGTGCCGTGCCCGTTTCTGTCCACGATACCCGTTCCCGTGAAGTCCTTGTGGCCAGTTGGGCAGAGGGCGGAGGCAAACCTCGGGTCCTTGAGGTCAAGCCCCGTATCCACTATTGCCACCTTGAGCTGGGCGGCTGCCATAGTGCTTATGAAGAGGAGGGGGAGCAGCAGTAATAGTGGGGACAATTTAATCTTCAAGGCCTAGTACCGCTTTCTCAAACTTAGTTAATTCCTTATCAATCTTAGTAAGTAGTAACTGCTTATAGTAATCGTCACCTTTACCGGAAGAGGAGGCGCGGGCGGCGTTGGAGGCGGCGTTGGCGGCGTTGGAGGCGGCGTTGGCGGCGTCGAGGGCGGCGTTGGAGGCGGCGTTGGAGGCGGCGTTGGCGGCGTTGGCGGCGGCGGCGTAGTCGGTGGCGGCGGCGAGGGCGGCGTAGTAGGCGGCGTAGTAGGCGCGGGCGGCGTTGGAGGCGGCGTCACTAACTTCCTGTAAGGTAGCGTTTCCTTGTAACCAGCGGGATACGGTTTCTAGGGTGGTTCTAGGACGGTTATCGTTGGGGTGTTGCTTTTCAAATAGTGGTAGTACGTCCATAGCGCAATCGTAAGAGTAACTTACTAGGAATTTATGCGAGAAGGGGTAGCTTTTTAAAATGTCATCGATTTTCACTCTTCACCTCAACTCGTGTCACTGACCCCCAGGTTGCAGGCGGTTTTTGAGTGCCGACTACAGCCCAGAGTACTGGATATTTTGGTTGCTTGAGTTCCTCAGAATCGCAGGTGTCCATGTCCCCGAAATAAATGACACCGTCCACTTCAGTTTCCTTCGTGAAGTAGTCTAGGGCGGGGGCGTAAGCGGTACCGCCGCGACCTTTTATCGTGTATTGCTTCTTAGGGTCGTAGACGTAGCTGTTTTTCACCTCTGAATCCGCTTCCACCACGGTCACTAATGCATATTTGGCAATGTTACCGATTTCGGCCATGAACTGGTTTAGCTGCTCATCTGAGATTGAGCCAGAGGTATCAATGGCAACTCCAATGTGAAGCTCCTCATTCTTAACGTACCCTGGTATTGTAATGCCATAGCGTCTATTACGCTTCTTTTTGCTGCTCTCTAAGCTAGTAGTGAGGTTACGAGCAACGAACCGGCGGAGGTCTCCCTTCCAGTCTCTTGCTTTGTAGTTCACTTTATCTACGAGCAGCTCGTTATCCGCAGTCATCCGGCCAGCCGCTCTCGTGTTCTGGGCTGCGCGGTTCACGTGCTGTCTTAGCTTCTCCTTCAGCTCCTCTTTACTCCCCTCCGACTCAGACCAAAGCGAGTGTTCATCAAACTCTGTGATATTCTTAGCTTTTTTATTGTTTTTTAGGTTCTCAAGGTACCACTCCATCGTTTGTCCTTTCGCTAGCTCAAACTTTTCAGGAGTGCAGGCGAAATCGGGAAGGTCGGCGATACCGGAGTTAATGGCGCAATCGGCAGCGACGTTCAGCAGCATATGCTTATCGCCATTGATCAATGCGTCAACGACGTCCTTATCTCCCGTCTTAGCGTACACCTCGGGGGCAATTTCCTTGGCCCTGGCGATGTGGTCGTTTAAGATATGCTGACACTCGTGCTTCAGTATAGCTACCTGCTCGTTGACAGAGAGCTTCGAAAAGAACTCGGGATTCACATAAAGCTGAATCTTGTCCTTAATGCATACGCCAGCGGTTGGCACCTTATTGCTGATAATTCGGTCCATCGCGACCACCACTTCAGCGTAGAACCTCTCGGTGTCAAATAGCTTGATAATCGCTTTCGTTAATAGGTCTTCCACACTATGCCGCCGCCTTCTGGGCACGCGTGATCGCTAAGATTCGGCTTTCGTATTTCTTATTGCTTGCAAAGTCAAGGAAAACACTCACCTTTTCTTTAACGATGCGGCTAAAGAGGGCATAGATGATGTCCTTGGGGGCGCTCTCAAGGAAATCCATCAAGGCGTCTGCCTGCTTTCCTTTCAACTCCTTCTTTTCTTTATCCCAAGCTTGCAGCGTGGCAAGCAGGTTGTCACAGGTAATGCTTAACAGACTTGCTTTAATGTCCAAGGGGTTTGACCATTTGGCAATCTTGTCCTTATTTTTACCTTCCAGCACCTGCTCCCCGGTTAGAGGCTTATCTGAGTTTTGGAGGTGGGCTTTGTAGGCGACAACTCTTTCGGGTCCGATAATACCTAACATGAGCTGCTCAAGAAGGTTCTGGGGAGTACCAACTTTGAATAAGCGGTTCAAGCGCTCGTAGGAACGGGGGTCCACTTTCACAGGTAAAGTGAAACTGCTCTTAGCATCTTGCAAGAGGTCGGGCTGCTCTTGCAGAAACCCCACCAGGGTATCGTCAAAGGAGGCTGCTTTCGCGTAGTCTAGCCACTCTTGGAAGGTGGGCTCAAGTTTAATGTGAACGAAACGGGACATAAGGGCGGTTTCATTCACGTCCGTGGTGAAGTACTCATCCGTTGGCGGGTTACCGGCAGCAATAATATGGCAATTGTCTGGCAACTTCATCGTGTGGAAGGTTTTGTCTAAGGCAAGCGAGAACATTCCATTGAGAACATCTCGACGAGCGCGGTTGAACTCGTCGAGCAGGATGATAGCACCGCTGTCTGGGTTCTGGTTACAGTAGTCAATCATATCCTTAATCCACTTTGGGGGTGCAAAGGAGGTAGCAATCTCACTCCCGTTCTCGTCTTTCACAAAGGAAGCAAGTCCCAGGATATCCCCTAAGTCCGACTGAGTACCCAGGTAAAAGGGAAAATACTTGTAGCCCAGCTCCTCGGCTAACTGCTTAGCAATAGAAGACTTGCCAATGCCTGCGTGGCCCCACACAAACGGGGTAACATTAGCCTTAAACATGTACGGAAGCGCTGCTTTAAATTCACTGATTTTCATTAGTTATCTCCTTGGGATGAGTGACGTTCCTATTCTAAGTCGTTTGTGTATCGAAGGTCAAAGTTTTCGGATTTAGTCACTTTGTTATTCTCTACTAGCACCATGCAGTGATTAGGATACATGCCATTGCTGTATTTGTCACTACACATTTGGCCCTGGTAGTAAAATATTTTAGTCTCCCCTTCAAAGCCTAAGGTGCCTACGCTAGCGGGGGCGCCAAAAGCTTTCAGAAGGTCGGCCTTTCGCATACCGGGGGTAACTTTGGGGTACTGGGTCGTCTGGGAGTAGATGAAAGGCTCAAAAGATTCCGTGCGGAGATTAGGGGTGTTATCGCTCTCCGAACTGGGTTGGCGGCCAGACGCCGCTCCTAAGACGAAGGAGAGGAGTCGTCGGCAAGTAAAGGAACCTAGTTTCTCTTCACAAACGGTTCGTTTGGGCACTACCGTCACTAAATGCCCTTGACAATCGGCGGAGGCGGTGCAGACGCGGTTAAACTCCACTTTAGCGTTATCAAAGGCAGCGAGCCGGGCAGCGTTCTCGTCAGCACCTTTCCCAATCCCGCAAGACAGTACTTCGTTGCCTTGGCGTTGAGAGGCTTCTTCAGAGCAGAGCCAAGTCGCCTCTTTCGCGTGAGCGGTAAAGCTAAAAAGCATGAGTAATAAGATAATAATCATAAACGTGTATCTCCTATCTAAAAGCGTACATCCTCCCTTGACTCCTGTCAACCTGTGTCATAGAATAATGGTTATGAGTAGAGAAACTGTTATATTAGAGCTGGCACGGAGTAGGGGGCTACTATTCCCTATCGGCATAAGTACCTCTGCCATTACACAAGCTTATACGCTCAACGGGTATTTAACTTTTATAATCGCCGATACAAGCATTTATAATCTCTCACTCGAGTACTACCACCGCTTGGAGCAGCAAGTGCGCTCTAATCTAACTCCATTTGAGAAAGCAGTGCTCGGACTATGACTCCTTTTCTGCTCTCAATCCTGGTCCTAAGCTTTATCCTCTCAGTTCGTGCCCTGGATGCTAAGTCGAAGCCCAAAACCCCTTGCAAGCGTCATACTTGGTCTTATGATTCGACGGGGCGCATGTTCTGCGACGTCTGTAAGAACAGTCCCTTTAACGGAGGCTTGGCATGAAGTTTAAAGAGGGGGGTAAGGTTGTAGCTACCGTTTCTGCGTCGGGGGATCGACTATACCTGGGTACTGTTAGAGACTGCGTTTCAATTTTTGATAAAAACTACTACAAGGTGGTGGACACAGATCAGTTTACGACTTATCGGGTGGAGGAGGAATTAACACCGGCTACCCCGTTCGTCCTTGCAGTCTTAGGTTTAGATGCCGAGGACGGCGCGCTCAAACGGCGTGAATAGGTGGAGGGTTTCAATCGGGCTAAATCCTCTATAGTAGCTTCGACGATCATATTGTTGTATTGATCAACAAAAACTATGTGGGACGCGCAAGCTACTTGGTTCGCACTAAAATAACAATTTAAAGGTTCTGCATCGATCAGGGGCTTCATACCTGACCAACTACTAATAAATTTTTTGTTTCTCATATACAAGGCTTGCAGAAAAGCTGCGTACTCGTCTATGTCAGTCACGATGACAAGCCCCGTAGGTATTCATCACAATAACGGTCAATGCTGTCATCGTCCATATCTTCGAATTCTCGATCGTCGTTGTGGTAGGTACTGGCGATGTATTCGATGTCATCAAACCAGATTCGGCGTTCCTTGGAGTGGTCGCCACCTTCGTAGTAAAAAAATCTTTCGTTTTTCATAACTTGCTACCTCTTGATACCACTATACCAAGCTAGACAGACCCTGTCAATAGGCAAAATCATTGGGAAATTTAGGCCGCCTGGATCAAGTCGGTCTTGTCCCGGTTGCCTAGCACTGGGTGGTTAAGATCTGGGCTCATCTTACCGTCTAAGAAGACGGCTCTAATCCAGACGCCGTCACTATCGGTCAGGTACTCAAGTCCCACACCGGTGAGGTTTTCAATCTTATCGGTTGCTCGAACTAAGTTAAGTGTGTTCATAGGTCCATATTAGCATAATGCTTAAGGGAGTCAATAGCTAATAAAAAAGGCCCCAAGAACTTAATCCTGGGGCCTTAATTAGTTGCTTTAACTAACTGTTATTTAAGCAGAAAGTTGGACTTGCATGTTAAAGCCGGGCGCTGAGCAAATCAGGTTGCCGTAGTACGCAATTCTGATTTCCAAAGCATCGGCGTTACCCACACGCAGGCCCTCTAGCCCTTCCATACCGTACGTTAAGATGTGTGGTACTTTCCCAAGGCTTCTGAGCTTCCAAGTTGACATTGTCAACACGAAAGCAGTCTGCGAGGGGCAGGAACGATCTGCTAGCACAGTGACGCGTCCGTAAGCGCTTTGAAAGGTAATCCCATCAAAAGCCACTTCAACTTCATCGTGTTTCACTTGAACATACTGCACCTTAGCTCCTAGGCTGTTCACAAGAGCAGCATAAGAGGCAAAGTCCATAATGCAGAGGTCGGGTTTTGCACCTTCGCGGTTGGCAAATGCCAAGGCGTTGGTGAGACCTTCTTCAATGGTGTAGGAAGTTGCGTTATAGCGCAAGCCCCCTAAGCGGGTCGGGTCGGCACTGCGGTTCACGCCCCAGAAACTGTCTGAGGTCAGAGGAGACACAGCAGGGATCCAGGCTTGAAGACCGGCTAAGCAAACGCTCGTCCCAGTATTCACTGCACCAGCGATGATGTCCCCTTGAACGCCTAAGCTGTTACCAGCCGTAGCCCAAGAAGCATCCGTACCGGAGGCAAGGATAGTGACAATCCCGTTAGCGCGGTCAACTGCAGTCACGGAACCAGTGGTTGCCGAGATTGCAGAGATAACGCCTGCGGAATAAGCATAATTCACCAGGGTCATGCCCACTTCGAAGTTCACGATTTGCTGAATGTTAGCAAGCGTAATCGTGTAAGTCGGAGCAGCCGAAACCGTGCTTCCAATCGATCCACGGGTACCGCTGCCATCGCCGAACAACTCGAAAGCGATGTTGTTGGTGAGGTTGCGGAAACCGCCGTCCATTTGAAGCTTAGCAGCGTCTACGAAGGCACCGGCATTGCTCTTGGTTTGTTCCATGAGCAAGTTGGTGATCGTGACGAGCTGGTAATCCTGGATGACGTAGACGAAAAACGACGCAAGTTGCGTAGGAGTTTGATTTCCTTGAGCATTTGCGAAGTTATGGCTACGACCTTCCGGGACGCCATATTCTAACGGCACCGGGATATATTTACCGGCAAAACCGTCTGGAGACTCGTCTTTTGGTACGAGTGCGAAGAATGGGTTTTCTTTATAAACCAAGTCCTTCATGTATTCTTTGTCGTCCTTATAGAGTTCTTTAAGGGCGGCAATTTGATTAGCTGAGGTTGCGTAAGTCGACATTGCTGTCTCTTTCTAATAGTGCATTGGCAATAGAGCCAGGATTGAGCTGGTTACTCCCTTACACCGGGTTAAGTTATTAAGATTTCAATTCCCCTCGGAACGCTAAAACTGCTCTTTCCTTAGCGGTAAGGCTTCGGGTAGAGCTTTGAGCATTCGTTAGAGTTTTGCTTTGTGGCTTCGGTTGTGACGCCTGAGTAGCGGCTTCTTTCGCTACCGGCTCGGACTTAGATCCAAACCTATTTCTGACCTTACTGATCTTATTGCTGTATCTGTAAAATCTCTCGGAGAGTTCATCCTCGACGAGCTTGGCTGCCTGTTCTACATCCATGACGTAGCCATCCTCTTTAAAAGTCTTTTCGATGAGATCTCGGACTTCTCTTACCTGGCCGGTTGCTCGGATAGACTCAAAGTAGGGGTCGTTTTTAACGAGGTCCCTGGCTTCGCGTTCAATCTGATTTAAGGCTTGCTGGTAGGATTGAGTGTTTTGATCTTCGAAATTCTTTTTAACACCGTTCGTTTCGTCTCGTAGGGCTCGGATTTCCGCTTTGAGAGATTCGATCTCGGTCTTGTAGGCGATATCTTGTTGAGAGGGGGCATTCAGTGCAAGCTGGGTGATTTGGTCAGAGGAGAGTCCAAGTTCAGCAAGAACGTTCAGAGGATCCTTTGTGATTCGGTCCCTAGGAATGTACTTACTTTCGTACTCGGCCCGTTGCTGTTCAGCCTGCAGTTTGATTGCTTCTTCTCGTGCAGCGATCTGGGCCTCACGTTGACGAATAGCTTGCTCTTGAGCTTGCTGTTTCGCTCGTAACGCCTTTTCTTTGCGTGCAAGAATTGCATACTGCGTAGAAAGAGGTTCTTCTGGTCTCTTGGTTACTTCTGTAGAGGCATCGTTTTCCGGAGCGGCCTCACTATTGTCGGAACTTACTTTTTGTTGGGGAGGGCGGATAGCGCTCAGCTCCTCGACAGACACCTGGGAAGGGTTTCGGACTGCTTCCCGTTGAGGGGGCGGCACTTCTCCACCTGCCTCTTTAAAAGCGTTTATAGCCCGTTGGCGGGGCGATTCCTGGGTTGGTGTGGCGTTGGTATTGGGCAGTGCTGGGCCGTTTAAGGGCGTAATGGTAGGCATTGTTTCTTCCTTTTGAGTTATAGCTGTAGACGCTTTTCAGGGCGTCGGTTTGGTTTGTCGCTTCTAGATAGGGTCTTACTGAAACTTATTGGCCAGCCCCTGGTGCATTGGGCAGTAGCTCAGACACCGGGGGCGGCTGAGGTACGGCTTGCGGGGGGTTTGCTCCACCGGGGGCAGCATCTGGTGGTGGCATCGGTGGAGGGGTGGCGGCAGTGATTAAATCATTGATTTGATTAAAGAATGTAATTAACTTTTGCTTTTTTGCTTCTTCAAGTTTGGCTGCGAAGTAAAGATTGATGTACTGCACCGTGATGTCTTTGGCGAGTGCTAGGTCTAGGAACGGGTCAGGAGGCGTATACTTACCTGTGTCAATAATATCGTCTAGCATCTGGTAGATGCGCTCTTCAGAAGCGTTAGCAAGCTTTTCTACTTGATCGAGGTCTGGGAAATCGAGGAGGCGGCGACCTTCTTTAATCGTCACCATGCCTGATTGGATCATCTCAGCGACTTTCTGATAGCGACCGGCCGGGTCTCTAGGGAGGGAGGATTGGTTAAAGCATTGGATAACGAAGGGGTCCTGAATCAAAGACATCTTAGGAAGGTCAATTTCCTTAGTGCCGTTTTTGTTCGGATAAATGGTGCTATAGGACCCTTCCCGTTCGGCAATTTCCTTAGCGAGATCAATTACTTGATACGCAAGAGCAATAAAGAAATCATCATAGCGCCGGCTAAGAGCAGCAAAGCGGTCAGTGCTGATATCGTCATAAGAGCGGATAGCTTCGCCCGAATTAAGGCCTGCCGGTTTCTGACTCGTTGCTTGCAAAGCAGACACACCACATTGTTGGTAGCCATATTCGATAAGACGTTGGAGTTGTGCATACATTTCTTCTGGAACACAGGGAGCAACCTCATATGACGGTTTAGTGCCAGAATACTCGATGATAACGCCTACATCGTTGTTATTACTAGCTTTTGATACTTTAGATCCTTTTTCGATAAACACGCGGGGGACGCCCACGAGCTTAATGGCTTTTGAGATGGTGTAGAGGAGGGAGTTGATTTCCATCTGAGTGCCCATGAGCTGCTCTGCTAGTCCCTGTGCCCAGAATCCTAAGAGGCGCTGAGAGTAGTGAAGGAAAACGAAGGGAAAAGAATCTTTAGTCCACTCTTCGTCAAAGCACTCGCCAGCGGAGCAGGCAATGGTGTGTCTGCCGTCGCCTGCGTCTTTGCCGGAGGGGAGTCTCCAGCCTTCTACTACGATCACCATGTCAGAGACTGTTTTTGAGGCGTCAGCGGAGTTGTCAGGGGTTGCTTTCTCCGCCTTTTCGATAATATCTTTAAATTTCGGGAAGTTATCGATTAGTACGTCCCGGTCGATGAGCTTCAGTTGGTAGAGTTGGCGGGGCTCGCTGTAGATGCCTTCACTGGGGTCGGTTAGGAGTTCCGTGAGGAGGACTCTCTCTAAGCCTACTTTGTTGTCTCTACCCTCAAAGATTTTCATGCAGCCAGTACCGGTTACTAGGGCGTCTCTTAGAACGACAGCGGCCTTCTCATAGGCTTTGGCTTGGTAAAACTCACCTAGGATAAAGTTGTTGAGCTTTTTCGCTAGGTTACGTTCGCGGTAGTCGCCATTATCGGTAAGGAAGACTGGGGCGGGGCGGGACTGGCTAATCCGCGATACCAGGGTATCGGTGGCGGATTGGATCACGTTCATGGTGGGGCGATCGATGGGCAGCGTATTGGTTTGCTGGTCCAGTTTGGACATGTTGGCGCCAATGAACGTGTAGAGGCTCATATTCCCGTAGAGGCGGGCGTAGGTGGCAGTTTGGCGAAACCTATATTGTTGGTTCTCTTTTAAGAATGCAGCAGTGTCAATAAGACCAGCGGCGCGCTTGGAAGCGTCTTTCTCAATCCACCACTTGGACACCTGCGAAGCTTGCTTCTTCGAGGTGGTTCGCATGGTGATAGTGGCGTCGCCTTTTGGCTTATTAATTACTTTCATTAGGGACTACTCGAGGGGGTATCTGTTACTGACCAGAAGAGGAGGGTTTCGTCGTCAGGGCGGTCAGTTTCAACATCCCCTTGGGATTCATTGGCTAACTGTTTGATATTACTAGATTTTGGTTGTGGCTCGTCACCGAGTTCGAACTCGAAATCACCAGACTTAAATTTAGTAATACCAGCTTTTCTGCAAGCCTTAGCAAGCTTCATAAGCTCGCTTGGTTTTGGTAGTGTCATAACCACCTCACTCAGAGCGTTTTGCTCTCATTTTCTTACGAATAGCGCTTAAAAGGCTTTCGTTATGCTCGTCTTCGTCAGACAGCTCGTCGCCTTTTTGGTTGGAATTTTCCGGCTGAGGGCTGATTTGACTATCGTCGTAGCGCATTTCGTTAGCGACTTTACCGTCGATGGGGACGTATTGGTTTGGCTCTTCTTCAGAGAGGGCGTCAAGGTCCACCATGCCGGACTGGTCCGGGTTCATCTGCTCTCGGCGCCGTTTCATGATGACGTCAGAGATAGTTTGATCCCCGTCTTCATCAACTTCGCCGCCTTCGGCGAATTGGGGGCGCATGTTGCCGTCCATGTATTCACTCGAAGGAGGTCCCATCTGATCGTCGTCTTCTTCAAGGCCGGCAGGTTCGTCTAAGTTATCGTTTTCAGACATCTTTCCGTGTCGACCCGTGTCTCCCATGAGGCTAGAGGCTTCGGCGGACTCTTCGTCAGCACTACCAGCCCAGCCCCCTTCAGCCATCATTTTGCGTTTACGAACGATTGAGTCAGAGACAGACATGCTCATATCAGGGTCAGAACCGTGACGGTTTGGGTCTACTTCATTGAGACGGGATTTGGGTTGTTCACCGTAGGGGCCAGGGGATTCCGAACTTTGGAGGTCTCTTTCATCCATGACATCGTCTTGATCCTCGCCTAAAGAGAGGGGGGGCATGCTCGGTTTAGCGGGTGAGGGGTCCTGGGCGTCTCTTACCGTGGGGCTGTCGTCCCATTGTGAGGATTTAAGCGGCTTATTGCCTCTGTTCATCTTTACGCTGTCTTCGTCGTGGTAGAGGTTCTCAGGCATAGGGCGCTTTTGGTCGTTAGCGCTCACTTCGCCGCCTTCGGCCATTTTCTTTGGCTTTTTCTTACCCATTCGCTTCATGTTTAAAGCGATGGCAAGTGATTGTTTTTGGGGGGCCATGGGGTTTTTAGAGTTTGCCATTTATTCGTTTTCATCCTGTTCGGAGTTAAGGTGTGGACCTTCGACATGGGGCTCACTGTCCATGATGTCGAAAGCAGCGCGAAGTGCGGAAGCTAGAAGTTTTTTATCTTTATTATGGAAAGCGGTGAGGAGGTCGTCAGCGCAGCTTAAAAGCCCTGACTCATCTCCTTGATTTTTATCAGAATTTTCGTCAGGTTTCCTGACGTCGATTGAAATACCACCGGAGCCTTTTTCTTTAGTGAGCCAAGGAAGCGACATTTTATACCCTCTAATTGTCTGTTTTTACTGTTTTCGTTCATTTTTTAGTACTTTTTTGACACATATTGCATTTATTTAGTGCTTATGCGATGATTTGACTAGGAGTAAGGCATATGATTAAAACTTTAACGATCTTAGTAGCGGTTATTGTAAGCGGTTGTGGTAAGGGTACTAACACCATCGACCCAGCGTTGCTCCCTATGTACAACAACTTTGTATCCGATGCGGCAGCCGCTGGGGTAGATGTGAGCAACAATCAAGGAATTACGGTTCAGTTTGCTCAGCTCGAAGAGCAGAACTCCTTGGGAGAGTTGATAGGGGAGTGCTCTGACTTGGGCTATGGGGGCGGCACTGTCAGTATTGACACTAACTTTTGGACACACTCTACTCCTATTGCTCAAAAGCTACTAATGTACCACGAGCTGGGGCACTGCCTCCTTGACGAGGGGCACAGCACAGATCCGAACGCGATTATGTATCCAATTATTAACAATTCTGAAAATTACGCCATAACTGGCTTACAAGAACAGCTTGACCAGCTATTTGCTAACCAGGGGAATAATTAATAGGCACTTTGGTGCGCTTAAAACGCATTAAAACGACTATTGACAAGGCACGGCAAGTGCAATATAAGTCTCCATACGAAGCAATAATGCTTTAAACAAGGAGATGGAAAATGGATACTTTAAGTATGGTTCGAGGGTTACAAGAAGAGGCCACTAAAGATAGCGCCTTTCGGGATGTCTGCCACGTGTTCGCCCAGCGCGAACGGGCTCGGTCCCAAGTGACGATTGCCTCGTTATCCCAGACTATGGTGGAAGAAGGATTTAAATACAACCGAGATGATTATGGTCGTGTCCTTCGAAAGCTTGGGGGGCTTGGCGTGGGTTCGTTAGAGAAGAATAAGAAAGGGCGTGTCATCGCGCTCAAGGATATTAAAGTCACTTTGCAGAGTATTGGCGCAGCTGCCCTAAAACAAAAAGAAAAACTGGAGAATTTTAAAATGCGTAATAATTACAGAACCTTAACCGCTGTCGCTGAAATGATTAAACCGAAAGAGAATCCGCTTGCTGGTCCAGGTGGTTTTCCTGTGTCGATTACAGTTGTAATTAATGGAAAGCCTGTTAACTTCCGAGTCCCTAAAGAACTTAACGAAACCGAAATTGCGGACCTTGTTGTCCGCTTCAGAGACAAAGGAGAAAACTAAGCATGAAACTAGCCTACGTTATAGATAAATCAATTGGACTTGCCCAGACGGTACACTCTACTTTACTTGATCTAGGGTATAAGTCAATGCTACTCGAAAACGAGGCAGCCGTGATTAGGGCGTTTTTAAAGAGAGAGCCGGACGTTGCAATCTTAAACTTTGGTATAGAAGGCGACGCGCTCTATAACACCGCGGTTCAGATGCTCGGAGATTTTCCGAGCACTCGGGTAGTGGTGATGACTAGTCTGGGCACGGACGCCCCGAATCCTAGGCCAGGTAACACTAACTTTCATGTTTTAAAATTATTGTTTACTCTGGAAAACTTTGAAAAAGCAGTAGGTTACGTTAGATACAGTCTTAATTGACTAAATTAGTAGCTATGGTAATCTTAATGAAAGAGGTGACATATGAAAGATGCAGTACGAACGATGGCAATAGTTGACCGAATCGCAGCGGTAAAGGACTTGCTCGAGGGGGTAAAACCTCTCTACGACGAGCTAGATATCCTGACTTTAGAGTTAAAAGATTTAGTGAACGTGGGGGAGACGCTAAGCACCGAGGACAAACGGTTTGTCACCTTGATAGACAATTATTCCGAGAAGAATACTGTCTTTCGAGTCGCTGCAGTGCGTAGATACGAGGTGGAGCTGTGTACGGTAGAGGAAATGGTTAAAAAGCAAAACAAAGCCGCTAAGGCAAGTAAAAAGGTTTAATCATAGCCCTCTTCAGTCCACCTTCGGAAGGCTTCCTCGTTTTGGAGGCCTTCCATTTCTTTTTCGAACATCTCTACTTCAACCTGTTTTGCCCATTCGGGGGTGCCCGGGGTGAGCCTAGCTGCCGTTGCCTGGTAGGTGAACGCAGGGGATTCCTTGGCAGCATAGAGGACCGCGTCAATGATATCCGAGTGGTATTTGTCAGAAACGATAATTTTGTCTGGTCTAGTCTTATCTCGATCAATCTCTACCAGCATGGAGTCTTGGGCAAACCGGGAGTCGGATTTAGCTTTAAATTTTCCGGTTCGAAGCATATCGTTAAGAAATTCAATGCTCTCCATTTTTCGGACTTTGTCCGCCCCTTGTACAGGCAAATGATGCCGGCGGCGCATCTCTTCAGCGAGCTTCTTACCGAGGCCCCCCTCGTCGATTACCATTTTAGAGATATCGTACCGCGTTTGTAGTTCTTTTACCTGGTCTACTAGCTCTGTAAGGCCTTGTTTAGTTGCAACTTTTTCTTCAATAAGGTAGGTGTTAGGGTCATTCTCTGACCAAGCGATTAAAGCTAGGGCGTCCGCGTCCTTAAACCCTACGTCGATGCCAAGGATGTAGTTGTACTTGATTTTGTCCTTGAGAGCTGTGAAATGGTTAACTTCGGCATTATAGCGGATGAGGAGAGAGTTTGTGTCTAAAACCCATTTACCAAACCACTCGCGTTGGATAGAGGGGTCTGTAGCGCTAACTCCTCGACGCCTAAGTTCTCTATCTAGCAGCTCTTGGTGGGTTTTTTTAGACTTAATGGGGATAAAAGGATTATCAAAAAAGGTCCATGAGTGCTTGGACCAGTGGGCAGACTTTTCGGCGCAATCGTGAAAATACCCAGCGGGTATAGGGCCGGGGGTGCCGATGAGCACTAGGGTGCCGGCGTAGTCCATTAGGGCCGGGGAAAGGATATCGTCAATTAGCTCTTGGATATAGGCTCGAAAAGATTGACACTCGTCAATATAGCAGATTTTAAGGGCAAGACCTCGAAACTTTTCAATTTCGGAGGAGTCCTTAGCACCGGAGCAGTAGATCATGGCACCATTGGGAAATGTCATGGACAGCTCTGTAGCATCTTCTGCGCCCCCAAGCCCGTATTCCTTATTAATCCTTTGCATCTCCTTCCACACCAGCTTTTTGGCGTTATTCCGAGAAAGCGTGATGTAGAGGGAGGTGGTGTTAGGACTATTTATCGCCGTATCGATTAAATGGGCAGCGCAAGCTACTGATTTTCCGCTTCGTCTGCTGCACACAGCCACTTTGAATGGACGAGGGTCTTCGACAAACTTGAGCTGTTTATCAAATAGAAAAGTCTGTAGCTTAAACGGCGGCGGGGGCGCCTGCTTAACATAGGCGCCAGAGGCGTCTTTAACGCCCTGGCCTATGATTTTTCTCACTTGCTATTTTTATCGTAAACGGCAATCTTGACATTGGCCATAGGGACAAGGGTAGTAACTCCGCCGGCTGAAATTTCAAGGCCCAGTTCGGTGAGATACATCTCAAGATCCTTTACAGTCTTACTGGGGGACGGAAGTTGCTTATCAAGGTTGCCCCCAATACCGGGGACGTTAACGCTTAGGTCATGGAACATTGCTCGGGAAATCTTTTGTCTCATTTGCTTTCTTCTTCACTTTCTTGTTTAGGTTCGTCTTTTGGGGCTTCCACAATCTCAACTGGCTGGGGCGCTTCGTCTGCTTGCGGATATTCTAGATTTAACGACAACATAGAGTCGTTAAGTAGGCTAAGATCCCTTTTAAGGGCGTGGATTTGGTACTGTATATTCCCTGCTTTAAAAGCAAGGTTCGAGTACTCTCTGCTGACTTCTTCTTTAGTTCTTTTGGGTTTTTTCTCTTCTGACACTTATTTATCTCCTCTTTAGGTTAATAGGAAAGGGTTAAAAACCACCTCGGGGTGGTTCTTTAGTATAGACACGCCAGCTTTAGTGACGTGAGTAACAGTTTTTACATTCTGAGATAAAAGTTTTGCGATACCGATGTGGCGCCAAGCTGACTTAACAAAAACCCAGTGAAGGACGGACCCGTCTTTGTTAAGCACTGAGTAGCCTAGGATAGTGTCTGGGTCGTCCCTTAGCGACGCTACAAGCACCTGGGTGGTGGGTACGTTCAAGATAGCTTCAATTGCTTTGTGGTAGTTGGTATAGTAAGCGTTCTGCTCTATGAGCTTATACCAGTCGTTGCCGTATCTAAGGCCCTTAAGCCAGGTAGACAAAACGAGGTTGTGATCCTCTGCTTTATAGGGCCGAATCAGGATGAGCTCGCGTTCTTCAGGTTTCATTTTGCAACATTATCCTGGCTAATTTTTTTACTGTATTTCTGACTACGTCCATGTAACACTTTCTGCCTTTTCTTTTAACAAACGCGATAGTTTCGTGAAGAGTCATTCCTTCAGAGTGGCACTGCCAAATCAATTTTTCGCGGTAGCTGGAAAATTCATAGTCATGTAGAAATTGACCGGCTAATTGAAAATATCTTTCTTTGTCTTCATAACTTTGGTCGTCGTACCAGGTCCTGAAGTGCCCAGACCAGCGCTTAAGATTGTCGGGGTCTTGCTCGGCGTCTTTAAAACCTTTTTTAGCAAGCTTTGCGTACCAGATCTTTTGGAGCTGCTTAAGCGACTGGGGTTTGGTTGGGCGCAACTGGAGTGACCGGGAGTGTGAGTACAGTCGCTTCAGTGGTATTTTTGGATGATTCCGCTGCCTTTCGGGCTTTTTCTTCAGCAGCTTGTTTTTGCTTTAAATCGTACATATAGGCGCTAGCAACTTGATTTGCCATGGCCTTATTCAGTCGGCGCAGCATGAACTCGTGGGAGACAGCGTCAACGTCGTGCTTAAGCTCTAACACGATAGCGGCCAATGTCCATCGAGTGGAGTCGTTGTCGGGGGCTTTCGACTTCGCAACGATCGTATCGGCCCAAGTCTTAAACTCGCTAAGGCCGACGGGCAGTGCGTGCTCAATCTCCCCTAGTTCATTTCTAACAACTTCTTCCTCGTGCTGAAAGAAAGCTTTTATTTTATTAATGGTAGTGCTTATAAAACTTTTTAATTTAATCAACATGTATCTACTATGACACACCGTGTGTAATAGTGCAAGGGGAAAATGAATAATTATTTACAGAGTTAAGTGTTTGAAATCATGCGGCTTTTTTAAAATCTTCGGTTAAGTCCAAATCGCGCATAAGGCTTGTGACCTCAATTACAAGGCAGGCCTCTAAGGCGCTCAAGTTACACATAAGCTCTACGTGGCGGGTCATATTGCCTTCCACAAAGGCTTTATTAGCCTCCCGACGAACTGAAGCGATTGACTCTAAAGTTTCTTGGACCATGTACTTTGATTGATTACGCATTTGACGTTCTCCTATTCCTTAGACAGTAGCGCTTATGGCGCCATTTGTCAATATCACTTTAAGCCTGCCAAATCTCTGGAAACTTGAGGTTCTGCAACTAAAGGAACACCTTCGAGAACTACGGTGTTTTCCATACAGTCTTGCAAAATAGCGCTAACAGCCGCAGAATCCTCTTCTTTGCATTCTACGCAAAGACTGTCGTGGACTTGGAGTACAAGTCTAGCGTCTATGCCTGCATTTTTAAATTTTTCAACCATTTTTATAGAAGATCTGTTAACAATGCTCCCTGCAGTTGCTTGAATAGGGTAATTCACGCCCAAGTTCAGCAAGGTGCGTTCCTTGTACTGAAGGTCCTTATGCTCAGCATTCGGGTACATCTGGTTGATCTCAAGCGCTTCGGGAACGTGGCGCTTGCGCCCGAAAATATTCTTAGCGTAACCAAGCTTCTTGATATTGTTGTGGGCTTCTAGCATCATTAGTTCTATTCTCGGAAACTGTGCTAAGTAGTTGTCCCTAACAATTTGAGCCTCTTCAACGCTAATGCCCAGTTCCGAAGCTATATCTCGAACGTTCTTACCGTAGACGATGGAGAGGGCAAAAATCTTAGTTTTGTCTCGAAGGTCCGGGTACATAGTTCCAAAGAAGTTTGGGTCCTTCTTGTAAACGGAACACTCGGACTTGTTATACACCTTGGTGCCGACGACGCTGTAGAAGTCCTGTCCTTTCTGAAAGGAGCCCATGAGCGCTTCGTCTTTACTGAGGTAGGCGAACACCCGCGGCTCAAGCTGGCTGTAATCGGCGCCCACGAAGACTTTACCTGGGCGGGAGACGATGCACTTCTTAATGCGATTGTCCTTCCGGGGGAGGTTTTGAAAGTTTGGGTCCCTAGAGCTGTAGCGGGTGCCATCTGTGCCCGTTTGTAAGAAACTCGGACGGATTACCCCATAACGTACCCTTTCAGCAATTCCCTCTACGTAAGTGTTTAATATCTTATAGGTTTTTTTGTACTTTAAAAGCTCTTCAACCCACTTATACTTGTCTGCATAGAGGGTGAGCGCCTCTTCGTCGGTAGAGAAATACCACCAGTGGTCTCGGACGGTTCTACCTCCGACCTTGGCGCCTTTGAACTCCTTTAGCTTCTCAATAAACTCTCGCTTCGCTCTATTGGTGTAGGGAACTTTTAGATAGAACGCTTCACACAGCTCCTTTCCGGCGTCGGTAACTCGCCCCGGTACGTTCTGAAGACGCTCAAAGAGGAGCCACGCTAGCTGCTGGCCAGAGCCAATATTGAACGTGTTCTTGGCACTCCCGCCAGGGTAGAGGTCGCAAATGTGCTCTTGAATCTCCTTTAGGATGAAAGATTGTCTTTCAATTAGCTCTGCCTCTAGATGAGATTTTAGGTCGTTCAGTTTAGCTACATCCACCTTGAGGCCAGTAGTATTTAACTGGTAGGTAGGGCCTCGGAGAAGCGGCATGGATTCCTGGAAAAAGAAGTCAACAAGTTCTTGCTCAGCGAAAAGCTGTTCCATTAGCTCGTAGAAGAGGTTAAAAGTGAGGATAGCGTCCTTGGCGCCGTAGGTGCCTAACTTGTCACTATCTGCCTTGAACATTTCATGCTGGCCTTTCGTGAGGAGTCCACCGTTTGCGATCACAGAGGCCTCCATTGCTTCCTGCTCTGCCTTTGCGGTCGGGCCGTAGAAGAGGGTTCCTAGGTCTTTTAGGCCCTTGGGGCGGTTCTCGTCCACCAGGTGGGAGAGGACCATCGTATCACAGTAGCAGTCGTCGATGAGATCGACTTTATAGTTTCGAGAAATCATAGCGGCGTCAAAGACAAAGTTATGCCCGACCAACTTCTTTCCGGTCAGCGTCGAGAAAAATTCAGGGGAAGATTTGTGGGTTTCTAAGGGGATAAGGTCTTGCTTCTCTTTATCCCACTCGTGTGTGATTACATAAAAGGCAAGTCCCGGCTCAGCACAAATGCTGTATCCGATAATGAGGGCTTCTTCAGTGAGCCCGTTCGTTTCGGTATCAACTATAACTAAATCTTTGTCAGCTAGGTAGGAGGTAAGCTCCTCAATGCCTTGATTGTCTCGGATTAACTTCAGTTGGTCCTTCATGTTTCACAATGTCCTTTCCTGTGTTCACGCGGAGCTTCGTCATTTTCTTGGGCTCTCGTTTCCTATCCTTGTTTCTTAGCGTGCTTGCTTGACTTGCGTAAAAGTCATAGGCTGACTCCTCTTGTTGCGTCATTTCTCTAAGGCGCTCGGTGGCGGGGTCAAACTTTAGGACGAAGTTGTCCTCCTCGGTGATCCTGTCTTTCAAGGTGTTCTTGTGTCTGATTTTTGGCATCGCGAATGCAGAGCAAGTTAGGTGGGGGGCTTGCGGATAGATCCTCTTTAATGGCTGCCACGTTGTCACTACATAGTCGCAGTACCATTCGAATACCGTGCTTCCGTAAGCCCCATCCTTTCCAATCTCCTGATCCCCGTTACCGGCTTTCTCTCGACTAGTCTGAGACTGCATCATGAGAAAACACTTGGTGCGGTTGGCGAACGCCTTCATTTGGTGAAAAATATCTATGAGCGCCTGCCCCTCTCCGTTACGGGACTCCTTGCGAAGGACGCCAACGTGGTCGATACAGACACACCCGATTTCGGTCCCAGTCTCTTCTTTCAGCTTCACAATGTAGTCTTCGATTTCAGGCAAGCTTAGGTTACGGTAGGTGCCGTCGGGGTTGTAGTTGCCAAGGACGTGAATTCTATCGTGCAGATTGCTGTCCTCTCCCGCAATCTTTAGCCAGCGCTGGGCGATTTCACCCTCAGGCTGCTCAAGAGAGACGAACACGTGGGTATAAGAAGGGTTTCTAAGAGCGAAATGATAAAACATGTTTAAGGCAAAGGTAGTTTTACCGCTGCCCGAGCCTCCGATGAGCCCCATTACCTGGGTGAGTCGGAAACCTGACTCCGTTCGGTCAAAAATGTCCCAAGATTGGAAACGAGTGCCGGCAGTAACTCCACCTGCTCGTAGGATATCCTTTACTGACTTCGAGAGTTTTGTAGTAGATTTGTCTTCAGCCTTTTCATACTCCCAAATCTTATCAACGATATTAGCAGCGTAGGAGATGCGATGGGCGGGGGCTCGGTCCAGGGCCTTGCGACAGTTTACCATGACTGACATGGCCTCGTCTCTGGTGAAGTTATCCGCGTAGAGGAGGTGCGCTAGCTTGTAGTCGCCTTTACTGCGATCTCGCCCACTGCCCTGGTAGAGTTGTTTCACTTCTTTTGAGGCTCGAAGTAGATCTAAGAACTTGCGCGGGAGCTCCTCATTGACCTTGACTTCACCGCCTAGTTTGTAAGTTTTCTCGTAATGATGTTTACAGTATTCCTGATCCTTGGCAGATAATGGCGGAAAGGTGGCGGATAGCTGCTCGGCGGTGTAGACGTTTCCGGGCTCTTCGAAAAGGGCCTCGCAGGGTCGGAGATGGTCTTTATTCTTAACGTTGATCGTGCCAGGGACTCGCATGAGCTGACAAATCTTACCGACGGCTTCGTCAGTGGCGAAGTACCTGCAGAGGTTGCGTTGGAGCTTAACGTAGCTCAGTGCATCAAGGTCCGATACAGCCCAATAAGCATGTAGCCCATGGCCACTATCCACAACCATGGTGGGTGGCAGTTCGTACGTAAGGAGCTTTTCCAGAAACTCTTCTTTAGAGGCATAAACTTTGTCCTTAAGATCGCAGTCAACGAAAACGTACTTGAACTGGTCTATTTGACTGCCATCCACCGCAGTCCCAGGCTCGTAATGGCTTGGGCCATTAGGAAACCAGTAACAATTATAGCCTCGGGCGTTATGATAGGTAATTTCTTCATCTGTAAATTCTCCTTCTAGTGTCTTCGGCAGATCAGGACTTTCCTGTTTCGCCCACTCGCTCAGGATTAGCCTGAATATTTTCATCTTTAAACCCACTTTGAGTGGTGGGACTTCCTTGTCCAACCGACATCAAATTAAGGTACGGTGTACCTATTCCATTCCTCTATTTCCTTGAGGGACTCTCTTTAAGCAGTTTTACGAAGACGTTCTTGCATCTTAGCAATGGCGTCTGCGGTAGGACGTTGGGCCTTAGCGGCAGCTGGGGCCGGCACGTAAGTTTCTTCGTCACCGAAGTCATTGTCTGGCTCTTCAGACTCAGTAGCGTCTACCTGATCCAAGATTTCAGCGGAGTCAAGGACTTGATCCGCGTCAATTTCAAGGTCATAGACTTTCATCGGGTTGCCTTTTTTACCTTTTTTGGTGCCTTCAAAGGTAACGCGTACCAAGGTGCCTGGTGCGACTGGGTCACTGCCGGTGAGGAGGTTAGTGAGGTAGCCTTGACCAATCACAATCTTGACGCCAGTTTCCGTCTTAAATAAGTGCTTCTTAGTCGGACCGAAGTCGCCTTGAAAATCTTGACTGCCCAGATAATAACCCGTAAGGCTATCGCCTTTGGTTTCAAATTTAAAAATATCGCCTGATTGTTTACGTTTAAATGCCATTTTCTTATTCCTTCTGTTATGCGCTAGAGGACATTTTTAAAAACTTCATCTAGAGCGTTGTGAAACTCTTCTAGAGAGTAGTCGTTATGGATCACATAATCAAGGTAATTCTTATCAAGACCATTTTCAGAGGCGTGGTTTTGGATACCGGATTTAGTATCAATGCGCTCGTTATTCTTAGTTGTGGTGATTTGAACGACGACACCACCAAATTCTTTAACTGCCTCCCCTTCATTTGGGAATCGGCAATCGTCACAAACCACGACTGCGTTGGAGTAGTTATCCCGAATGTAGCCCACCTCCCGTTTCCAAAGGTCTACCCATAAGGTGGGGCTAATAGAGCGCCCCCATTCAGTCCCTAGCCACTGGAGTAGCTTTCGGTCTTTAACAAACGTGGGGGGGCGGGAGTAGACTTCAGAGATCCTGCGATAGAGGAATTCCTGGGCATCGTAGAGGGGGGCTGCAAATTTAACCAGCTCAATCTTCTTTTCTAAGTGAGTATCTTTGAGGCGTTGAATAGCAGTGCTTTTGCCGGCGCCCATCGGGCCTGTGAATGCAATTAATTTCATTTATTTCTCTCCTTACAGAACATCTCATAGAGGCTACGCCTAACCCTGTTCTGAGGGGTTAGGCCGATCTCTTTACAAAGTTTCTCAATAATCACCAGCTCGCCGTAGGCTTCTTGCTCGGTAGCCCAAGAGTGCTCCTCGCTCATTTCTATCTCGATAAAACGGCCAAGTTCCTTCATTCCCGTGTCATAGCAGATGTAATAAACGAGTGTGTACTTGTCGTAGTTGTATACAAAGCAGGTTTTAAAAAGTGCAGTATTGAAGTTATATTTAAACCGCGCGAGAAAGGCCCTAACATGCTCTGGGGTTTCTTTCGGATCCAAGTTTACGTTCTGCTCGTCCCGGATAACATTGTTTACATCGCTCTTTTTCTTCTTGTACGTGAGTTGGTTGGTGTCTGCGCCCACTCGGTGGCGGTAAAAGGAGTCTGGGTCCTTAGCGTTATCGAAAAAATAGTCAAATCCAGACGCTTGTATAGTTTTTCTAGGGTTTCTGGCCTCACAAAAAGTTCTAAAGCCTTCCAATGAGATATTATCCGCTTTGTACTTAAATTCAATTTCTTTAAACTGAATCATCCGATAGACTCCCGGATACTCGTTCGATTTACGGGAACGATCCCGAACCTGGTGTAAACAAATATTTCAGTGTCTTTCTTAAACTCTGGCCACTTCTCTTTAATGTGGACGGGAACGTATTGCCACTCGATGGGACGAACAAAAGCGCCAATGGGGATTATTTTTTCGTCTTGCCGACCGTTAGAGATTCGAATGACTTCGTTAGTGACGTAGTTAGGAGTCCGCATCGACATGAGTAAAGACTACTCGATAATGGGGGCATTTACTAGGGAATAAAGCTTAGCGCCGAGTTTCTGCATCTCTGCGCCCCGTTTTGAAAATAACTCCGCCTGAATTTCTTCAACACTGTCTTCGTCCAGATCGGCACTATGGATACAAATTTCGCCCTGGTAGGCGTGCCAGACCTCATGAAGGATGGTCTCAAGGTCCGTACCCTTCGGACTAAGGGCTATGATTCGCTTGTTAACGTCAGTGATAGCGACGCTGTCCTTTCCGTACTTTTCTCTATAATCTCGCTTTGACATCGCCTTCAGTGTCCACTTTTTGCCCATTACCTTGAAGAGTAGAACTTTAATCATCGGCCTTTTTCCCAGTAGTGAATTACTTTTTTGATATATCCCGGATTTTTCTCTGTGTAATGGCCTGAGTTGTAAGCGCCCATTGCTTTGTAGATATTACCGTTGTAACGTTTTAACAAATAAGCCAAATAAGTCCCAGCATAAGTAACATTAGTTTTTGGGTCAAAAAGACCCTGAATATTTCCCTTGTATCCCAGCCATTTTGCCGTGCTGAGGTGCAACTGACACAGTCCGACTGAGTCCTGCCCGCCATCGTCTCTATGGATAGCGTCTACGCGGTGACTACTCTCAGTGAAGCAGACAGCAGATAGCAGCCCCGGAGGGAGGTGATATTGCTGAGTGACTGAAGCAAATAAAAGGGCTAGAGTGGCGCTTGTCATGCCTTAAGAATAGCACAGCTAAAGCTTACCTGTCCAGAAAATATATAAGTAATTGTAACTACTACACTTTCATTCCGGGGACGTAATCAATAAAATAAGGTACGCCGTACTTTACCACTCCAAAGCCCACTGAGGAGCCGACTGGGTTAGCGGCAGCGTACTTGGCGGCCTTTGACTCAGTATCCATAATGCAACCCATCTCTGCACCGAATATGGTGCCCTTTAACGTTGACGTATAGGTTACTGAAGCTTTGTGGGTGTGCCCCTGAACGAGAGAGAGACCTAAAATTCTAGATTTTTGGGCGGGAGTTCCTCCCTGCTCATCTCCATGCACGAATAGGATTGGGCCTCTGATAGTGTTTACTACGAGCTTATCAGTGGACTTGCACCATTGCCAACCCGGATAACTAAACACCTGGTCAACATCTTTAAACATTTGGGCGGGGATTCCCGCTTCTACGGCCCGGGAAAGGATTCGAACGTCATGGTTGCCTCTCAAGATAATCATTTTGGGAAACAATTTATGAAGTTTTTTTAAGCACTTCTCGGCCTCGATAAATTCGTCAGAAGGACTAACGTCGTCAACGTCTTTCTGCCATCTTGACCAAATCTTTTGGTCCGTAAGATCGCCTAGGCACACAACCAAGTCGGGCTTATGCTTTTTGTACCACTTGTGCGCCTGCATAATTGCGGGCCAATTGACCCAAGGGGCGTGCGCATCCGGAATTACAAGAATCTTTTTATAGACCTTATTCTTTTTAGAATAGCGAGCGTTGACTTCTTTTCTAGTCATTAGTCCTCCTTAACTGTCTTGATTTCCTTATTCACTGGGGGGGCGGGGGGAGTAAGCTGTCTAATCATATAACTTTGAAAGTCTTTTTGTCTCTCCTCGATGCTTTTCAAATAGTCCATCATGTTTTTAGTGATGGTATCCATCGAGTCAGCGATGGACGCACGTAGCTCTTTGGCAACATCTTGTTGAAGCTCTGAGGAGAGGATCGCGGGGAGTTCCTCCTTCACTAGGGTCCGTAGCTGCTTTCGTAATTCTTTAATCGGGTTACTCATATTTTCGCTCCTTACAGGGTTACTAGGTTGGGGACACAGACTTGGTCAATTAGACCTAAGCGCTTAAACTCTTCGGCGGTCAGGTGCCAGTCGACGTTGCCGTTCTTCTTAATCATCTTCTTAAAGTAATCTTTTTCTTTCCTATTGGAGCACTTGGTAAGGAACTCGAACATAAAGTTATTCAACTTCGTCGTCTGCTTAGTGCTGGTTTGGAGTTCACTGGTTTTGCCGTGGTCGCCGCTTGAAACTTCATGGATCATGATATCCGTATTCGGTGCCGCAAAACGAAGGCCCTTGGTACCGGCGGCAAGTAGGACGGCCCCGCAACTCATGGCCTTTCCCACGGCGATCGTAGCGACGGGCTTAGGGGAGGCTTGGATAAGGTCTATCATGGCTAGGAGTGCATGGAGGTAGCCGCCATAGCTTGAGATCACTACCGGGATTACTTGGTACTTGGGGTCAAGCTGCATAATAACCATTTCTTTAAGAAAGTCGGCGACGGCAGCGTCGTTAAACGAAGTAACAAAAATGTACTTCACTTCCGTCGCTTGTGGGGTGTGGGAGCAGACAAGATTCTTTTGCATTATTTAGCCTTCTTTCTCTGTTTTCTCTCTTGAGAGGACTTCAATTTATGGCAAGGTGTACAAATTAACTGGAGATTAGAAACATCGCACCAAAGGCGCTCCACGACTTCGTCCCAGCTCATATCCTCCAAAGTTTTATCTATGGGTACGAGAGGGATCCGGTGGTCTACGGCCATAGTGTACGCTGGTAGTACTTCGCCGCACACTTCGCACCATGCCCATTTCTTGACTCTGGGGCGCTTAGGGTCGCTATGCTCTATCAGGTTACGCTTAAGCACTTGCTGGCGTAGTTCGGAGCGACTAAAAACGCGTCGCATAGCTCCTTTCACAAGATTCCGCTCTTTTGGTGAAGTAGGTTTCTTCATTCTTGCTCAATCCTAGAGAAATCATCTTGTAAAGTCACGGTAAATCGTTTAGTGAAGTGCTCTTTAAGCTCTGAAGTATGGTCTATGACGAGAACCGTGGAATGGTCTACAGACAAAGCCTCAAAAAGCTCATACGCCTTAACCTTAAGTTCGGGGTCGGCACCATCGGAGGGCTCGTCGAAAAATAGGGTGTCCATGTGGTTACCGGATTCGTTCGCTGCTGCCTCCATAATCGCTACGCCAAAACAAAGGCGGAGGATGGAGCGCTGTCCTCGGCTGAGCTGGGTGTAGGTGCATTCATGGGAATTCTTTTGGATTAGTACTTCTAGCTTGTCCGCGTCCTCAAGTAGAAACCTCACCGAGAACTCGCCGTCAAAGTATCGGAAAAGGTAGTTATTTGTCTTATCCTCGATGTCTGCGACCGTATCGGTTAGTATTTTACCTCGGAGGACGAAGGACAGCTCATAGAGGCGCTCTAGATCCGAATAGCGCTTATTAGCGGCTGCTAGCTCCCTTTCTAAGACGTTAATGTCATTGGCGGATTCCATGACCTCAACCACTAGGTTCGTGAGCTGCCCCTTGTAGGGGGTTGTTTTCCGCTTCTCGATTTCAAGTTGGTTCTTAGCAGTATTTTCTTGGTTCTTTAGGATAGAGAGGCGGGTTTCAAGGGCTGAGATTTCTGCCTTAATTCTTAACTTCTCTTCATAATGTTCGGGATTGATACAGGCACCGCAGGCGGGGCAAAGCTCTTTGGAGGGGGCTGGCCCAGATTGGTCATAGGACAAAAGTCGTGCTTCTAGCTCCTTGATTTTATTATATTTATTTGTATCAAATGCTAATGCTTGGGCCTCTACCGCAGCGATCACTTTAGCCTGCTCTTCAGCCCAGGAAGCCGCCGCTTTCTCAGTGCGGTCCATAGTGACTTGAAGCTGTTCATGCTTGGCTTTTAAGCGGAGGTTTTGGGCCTCTAGTTCCTTAACAGCCTTGTTAGCTTCTTTTTTGGCTAAAACGCACTTTTCAGCGATTTTAACGGGGAGGCTAAGGTTAGCAATTTTCTCTAGAACCTCTCTTCGATCCTTGGGCTTAACTAAGAAAAAAAGCGAATTAGGAGAGCTATCGCTCGCATATGAAGTGGTTGTGTAGAGATCAAAGTCGACTCCCATGCGAGTTTCAAGGAGCTTTTGGGTTTCCGTAATGTCCTTGCCACGCTGCGGATCGTTTTCGCGACCTTCTTCTGTGTAGTAGAGATCATTTTCATGTTGAGTCCCCCTGATTCTGGTGACGGTGATATTTCCTGTTTTAGTGGTTACCTGAAGTGTACCCGAAGTGGGCTCTTTGGAATTCCAGGCTCGCACTTCGTCCGACTTGCCATTCTTAGCGGTTTTCCCGTAAAGCGTCCAGCAGGCGGCATCGAAGAGAGTGGATTTGCCCGCGCCGGTAGGCCCTGTAATAAGCGCTAATCCTACTTCGTTAAAATCAAACTCAAGCGTTTTGTATGAGCCGAAATTAGCAAAAATGCCTTTATTTAGTTTCATCCAAGATCTCTTTCCACAAAGCCTTTAGAGCGCTCTTCTGTTCTACTGGGTCTGTAGTAGCGTCTATGATTGTGTCAAAAAGATCGTGATTATTCAAGGTAGGAATTCTTGCTAGAAGACTTTTAACGTAGCCCGTGTTGCTGGGTATGAAATCAAGTTTAAAATTGGAGTTTCCAACCGTCCACCTGCCAATGTCCTCCTTTGAGGGAAGTAGGCTCTGCTCAAATTTAGTATCCACATCAAGCACCCGCACCCAAAGAAGGTCGTCGGGCAAGAACCTTACAAAAAGGCCACGGAGCGTTTCTGAGAGCCTGGGCAGGAAATCTTTACTTGTTTCGACTATAACGTGCTTTCGGAGGTTTGTAGGCACACAATAAGTGGACCCGTCATCCTCGAGGATAGCAAACCCCTTGGGGGGGTCGTAAGCCTCCCCAAAGGATAGTGTGTAAGGGTTACCGATGTAAGTGGCAACCCCTACTTGGTCTTTATTTATGAATGATCCGTTGCAGAGTAAGTCCTGATAGCAATGGTAGTGAGAGGCAATCGTCCTGTACTGAGCTAGCCACTCTCTGGGGATGGAGCTTGAATCTACAACGTAGTGGCCCATCCTGGCCCCCTGAATTCCATTATGGATTATAATTCGAGATCCAGGCTTAATTTGGTCTAAGATCCATTTAAACTCAAGAGCAAAACTCTGGTAGGGAATAATCCAGGAATCTATTTTCTTGATAAAAGTAGGGGAGGAAATGACTTGCGTAACGTAGGGTTTTAAGAAGTTTAAACTGCTTTCTTTTGACTTTTCGTGCACTAGGTCGTGGTTGCCGGTGTTGACGTAGACTTCAAGGCCCGACCCATCCAAAAGCTCGATGAGACGATTCATTACTCTGCCTCGGACAATGTCTTTCGAATCCAAGGTGTCACCGTTAATAATCAGTGGTACTTTCAACTCCCTTGCCTTGTCCATGGCTTGCTTGAGCGCGCTCGTGGCAAGCTCCAAGGTTGGAATAGTGAAGTGCACGTCACCGATGATGACGGCGATTCTCTTACTCACTCGGCACCGACGACGGCTTTAGCCTTATCCTTATTCTGTAAGTACCATTCTCTTTGCTTACGCCGAATCTTAAGTCTATTCTTTTCTCTGTACTGAGCATAGTATTGCTTACTCTGTTTCCGCTGACCCTTGTCCTGCATATTCTATTCCTTCAGAAGTAATTTTAAGAGTAAAAGATTTCTTATTATTTCCGCTTTTATCTAAATGATTTTTAAACATGGTCCAATTTACTAAAGCCCCGCATCTTACTTTCTCCCCTTTGATAGTTTTTTCAACCCACGCTTTACGCGTCGTTTGAAAAGTTAGAGAAGAAAAAAAGTTGACTGCTTTTCCCCCTGCATTCGTCTTGCCTGGAGAGCCTATATTGGAGTAAGTGTAATTTATAATAAGGATGCTAGTATTCCCGTCGGAACCTTTTGAGACCATCCTATTAATCCCTAGTCTATTAATCTTACCTTTTCCGCCTGGTTTGGAGTCTTGTTCCATAAGGTCAATTTCAGAGTCCCTTTGAGACACCACGTTTCCAATAGAATCAAAAACCACAAGCAATTTTTCGCCAGGGTAGCTCTCTTTGAAGCCATCCCATGCAGCAAACAAAAGTTCAAAAGCTTCTTCTGCGATCGAAGACTGAATAAGAAGAATCGATGAAGGATCGACTCCCCAAGCTTGCAAATCTCTTTCCGTAGTTTTTCCTTCAGTCTCGACATAAATCACTCCAACGTCTTGGGCTTGCGCCGCTTTCATTGCTTCGATGGCAGCAGAAGTTTTTCCACTATCTGAGTCGCCTGCAACCATGACAAGCTTCCCGAATGGCAAGCCCGGCACGCCCGTGCACTGCTTCCACCAATCCGGGAGGATGATGTAATCCTTGTCAGTCAGTTTCGAGAGATTAGATCCCACTCCGATTCTTTTTGCAAGCTTTGGTTTGTCTTTGAAATTCTTTCGAATATCGTTGGCGAGGCCAGACATGTCAAATTTAGGCATTAGAAACTCTCCGACTTAGCCATGGTGCGATAAAATATGTGTGAATTATTGTAGATTTCGTAAAACGCTTTCAGGTAAGAAATATCGTTCTCAAGACGCTCCAAATCCTCCCGAGCTGCGATATACTCGGGCGAAGCCTCTGCAGTGACCTTGTTGGCTGTAATAGTGCTAGCGGTACCTTGGGAGAGCTGCTCGGAGTAGGTGGCAGACTGTACAGTAAGAGCTTTAATTTTCTCCTCAGAAAGCTGGTGGCGGTACTCGGTGATGACTGCCATCGCTTCTAGGAACTTACTCGCTCGTTTCTCTGCATCCGACGAGCTAATCGACTTAGCTAAGGGTAGGTATTGCTCAAACTCTCTAACGTGGTCTTTCATTTCTTTATTCATAGGATCTCCAAATATAGTTACAGCGGATCAGATTCGATACTGACAAATGCGGAATATTCTGGCACTTATTATCCGCTCCCCGGGCATCGGGATTAATGTGTCCTTTAGGATTGCCACATCGCCGCCGTAAACTCATTAAAAACTCAAACCAACGCTCATGCCAGCGTTATTGTTGCTTAGGTACCAGGCTCCGATTCCAACCGGACCTAAAACTTCCTTGTAGATTTGGCCACCGTAGATGGGAGTGACGGCACCTCCGAAGCTAACGGGGATTCCGACCATTCCGGACAAGATAAGGTGCGAAGTAGATCTACTAGTTGTCTTACTAGTTTCTGCGTCCACTTTTTCTTTTTCTGTAGAGTTACTGGCTGACTGAGTGTCTGAGTTAGTTGTAGTAACTGTCGTAATAACTTTTGTCCCGTCAGGTTTGTCAGTTTCAGTTTTGACTGTTTTGGTATTCTTTTTGGCATCAGTTTTAGTTTCATCCTTCTTTGTGTCTACGGTGACGGTCTTAGTGACTACGACTGTTTTATTGGGGGCAAGCCAACGGCCTGTAGCAAACGCTGAGGCGAGAGCGACTACAGCTATAATTATTTTGTACTTAGTTGCCATTTTCCATTTCTCTTTTCTAGCCCAAGGACCGCAGCTTCAAACTTGGTTAGGTCCTCAGGAAATCTTTCGCAATCTAAGCAATACCTGTAATCACGGCATAGACCAAAAAAACACCGGGGAGTTCTCCTGTAAGCTTCTTTAAATGCAGCAAACATAGAGCTTGCGGTTGCGGTTGCGTAACTATTATTCGCCATCGGGGTCCTCGGGTTTTAGGTTACTCCCGTTTAGGGGCTCAAAGCTGGTCGTGCGTGACGCCATGAATCCGTGAGTGCCCAGGATCGGCGATAAGAACGCAGCATAAACACCACCGTCGGTGTGGGGGACGGACACCACGTGGTTTGCCACCGTCACCGTCACCCCGTCAAATGCAAACTTCAAAGCCGCTACCGTCACTGCGATAGCCGTAAGCGTCAGCATAAGATCGGGGCGGCCAGAGACGGGGTGTTTCAGTAACCAGTTCACTGGGTTTGAAAAATGATGGCAAGCAGGAATATCAGTCCCACCGCAATCACCGTCCCTCCGGTGTAGAGGAGGATTTCGTTAAAGATTTTCATTAATGCACCTTCTTGCTAACGGGTTGAGAGACAGGTTTGATCGTACAGTAGTACTCGATTTCTTTACCGCTGTAGTTGTAAAGAGCGGCTTCGAAACCTAAAGACACCGCTTCTGCAATGTCTTGCTTCACAGAGAGGAGATTTGCTTGCGTGAATTTCATAAGCTCTTCTTTACTATTCACGCTATCGGTTTTAGCAGGCGTTCGGCTTAGAGCAGTGATTGCCATACTACCAACGAAGCTTGAAAGGAAGTTGTTTAGAAGCTTTCTCAGTACCGCTGGGTCCTTCTGCTCTTTTTGCATGTTCACCATAACAAACAGCTCAGAGAGCATTTGCTTTGAAAAGCTTTTAATCCAAGTGTGGGTTTTGATGTCCTCAGTCATTTTTTAATTTCCCAATGGGAAACACACTGATTAGGCCCAGTTTGAACCGTCTGGCCGGAAGGCACAAAAATAGTTGGATTTAAGGGTAGCATACTTTTCTTAGCCACCAGCTCTCGCAAGTCGTTAGCAGCGTCGCTTACAGCGTGCCAATCTTTTTCATCCACTTTCATTTTTAAATAATTAATCATAGTTTCAATTCTATATTCAATTTCTTGTAAACTCATTGCCCTAACACCACACGGACTAAACTTGAGACGATCACCATGGCTAGCAAGGACCCTGCAACGCTAAAGGCACTCAGTAGAATCCAGAATAAAAAAGTTTTCATTAGAAAAACACAGCCTCTTCTTGTTTCCCGCACCGAGTGCAAGTTCTCGTTTTCCTACCTAGCTCTAAAAACAGAGATTTCACTCCGTTCTTACTCCAGTCGCCCCATTTGTGAAAAAACCAACATTTCCAGTTCATAACCTCTAGTCACTCGAGTGGGAGAAAATGCCGGTAGGTAGAAGGGAGGTGGGAAGTAGGGGGGATCTACTCTACCGGCATCCAAGGAGGGACCGTTCTTAGCCACTATGGCATAGGCGCTACCTGGATGCAAGGGGAAAAAATTAATGCGGTAAACCGCTATAATGTTCAATTTGACAGGACCTGTTTATTTTGATAAGCTTTAGGGAAAAAATTAGTACAATTAAATTAACATTTGCATTGACTTTTGTCAAGGATTATGCCTAAAGTGGTAATAACGTCGATGCGTAGCCTGTAAAGACGGTAAACCAGGCAAGGTCCAGGAACCTAATAAGTGCTGGCACTAGTAAATTCGACAGCTGTGTCAAGTGACCAATTTTTGTTTTCGTAGTTATAGTAGTGGGTCATGGTAGGCAGTAATAGTGGGGTTTCTAGTAGATTTAATAGCGGGTAGTGGCTACAGTTACCACTACTGCTATCGTAACAGTTTTACCTAGGGGTAGCGGCACTAGGTTTAGAGTACAGGTAATACCTACATGTACTGAAGCAAGAGCGGTAGTAATAGCGTTTCCCCTTACTCGCGTCCGTTGAGTAGGTAGGGGAATGCCGCTCCTATGCCCTGAAACAGTAACCGCTACCGTAAGCGCTGCCGTAAGCGCTGCCGTAAGCGCTGCCGTAAGCGCTGCCGTAAGCGCTGCCGCAACCAAATATCCTTGACTAGGTGCCCACTACCTGCTATAGTTAGTACTACTGGAGGATTTATGAATAAAATCGATAAGTTAACTAAACAATTAGGAATTGAGAAGGTAAAAGAACTGGAAGCCTTATCCAAGGAACACCTGGAGCAGGTAATCATTACGGCGGAAAAGGCTATGAAGCTTGCTAAAGAAGAAATTGAAGCTAACCCCCGCTACCAGGAGCTGAAAGAGAGCCTGGGCGCCTTAACTGCGGGGCTTAAAGAAGTCAACGGCCGCCAACGAGCTTTAATCCAAATGGCTCTTATCTTACTCGGAGAATAGTACCATGGTCCGCACCCTAGTCCCTACCAAGAATGGAGAACTTTGTCCTGGCTGCAACATAACAGGCGGCTGTGCCTGCGCTTCGATCGACGACATGTCCTGTGAGCGGTGCCAGATGCATAAAAATCATTGTGTCTGCTTAAGCGTCCAGAAGGTGCTTAAGGCATGCAGGGCGTCAAGCCGGTACGAAACGTGATCCAGGTAGACTTTATCAACAAGAGGAAACGAAAATGAACCTGTCTAGGGATTACACCCAGTATGACTTTAAGCGCATGCTGCATGGTTTTTTGTGGTACACGGATAAGTCAGACCCAGAAACTTGGATTCTTTTAGGCAGGAACGGCGAAATAGTCACTACGGACAACGGACAGAATTTTACTGTGCTGCTAACAGACCAAAAACTAGCTACCTGCGATTTTCAAGATAAAGTTGAGGGTAACCAGGTTATTAAGGCTAAGAAGTTTAATATTAGACCTCTGGTAGACCATCTTCAACCTTTCAAAACTTCGATTTTAGAACGAGGTAAAAAACAGCGTTTATGACTGAAAAACAAGCCTTACAGGATGTTGAAACCATTGAGGAATTTCCCCCGTCCGCCTATGCCCTAGCCACTACCCCCCTAAATGGCATTCCCTATAGCAAAGTTAATGGCAATCAAGACGGGTTAACTCCAGAGCAAGTGGAGCAAATAAGGGCTTTATCTAAAGGCGCAGTAGAAGTGGGAAAAGGGAGAATTTCTCACGCCAGGATCGCAGAGCACTACGGTATCGACGTTGGTCACGTTAAGTATATAGCAAATAGAGAGAAAGAGGATAAATAAATGAAAAAGTTGTTTTTATTACTATTTTTTACCGCTTGCGGTACGGCAGTTCAAGTACCCATTCCAGGGCCGGCGGGACCTCAAGGCCTACCCGGTATTGCAGGCGTGTCCCCGACCCCTGTCCAGCTCTGTGCCGGCACCACAACCTATCCGACGACTTTCTGTGAGGTGGTTTGGTGCAGTAATGGAAATCTCTATGGCGTTTACAGTGTTAACGACGCCTTTGCGTCAGAACTGCCCCAGGGCTTATACTCGAGCAACGGCATCAACTGCTCGTGCCAAGTTTTAATCGGTCCCGGCTGTGAGGTAACGCAGCAGTGAACGTAGTTGTCACGGTAGACAATTCGGTCAGTCGGATCGAAGGTCTTGAGTTTGAGGACTTTAAGAAGTTGAGGGATGACCTGTCCTACACCCCCCCTGCCGCTACTAGCTACTACACGGGGAGGCAAGCCTACAAGAAATACCTCGTCGACAAGAAGGGGTACTTCCCCACGGGCCTCTTAAACCGAGTGAAGAAGTTCCTCTTTCACTGCTTTTCCCCGGAAGTCTACACCCAGGACGACCGTAGAATCAAACCTAATAAGGCCTCTAAACGGCTGTTTAAGCCCACTTTACCCCATCCCCCATACCTGGAGCAGGAAAAAGCCGTGGAGGCCGCCATTTCGGCAGATAGAGGGGTTATATCGGCTTGTACGGGGAGCGGCAAAAGCCTCATGATGGCGCTCCTCATTGCGAAACTCCAGCTCCGAACCTTAGTTATCGTCCCCTCCCTGCACTTGAAAGAGCAACTTAAATCGACCTTCCTGGATGCGTTTGGGTCTTTAGACCATATCGTCGTTGAGAACATTGACTCCAATACCCTAAAGTCCCACACCAAGTTTGACGTCTTAATCATCGACGAAGCCCACCACTCAGCTTCCCGGACCTACCGGAAGCTCAACCAAACGGCTTGGAAGGGCATTTATCATCGGTTCTTTTTCACCGCCACCCCCTACCGCAACCAAGAAGAGGAGCAAATTCTCTTCGAAAGCGTCGCTGGCGAGATAGTGTATGATCTACCGTACAGCGTGGCCGTTAAGAGAGGCTTTGTCGTCCCAGTCGAAGCCTACTACATCGAGCTGCCTAAAACCAAAGTCAAAGGCACGACTTGGGCTCAAGTCTACTCGGAATTGGTCACGAAAAATGTTATCAGAAATGATAAGATTTTTAACCTCCTCTCCCGTCTCCATGAACAGAAACTGAGCACCCTCTGCCTGGTGAAAGAGATTGCCCACGGGAAAGCCATCGCCCGGGACATCATCGGATTTGCCAATGGCGAGGACGAATTCACCAAGATGTACATCAACGCCTTTAATAATCGACATCTCACAACGTTGGTTGGCACTAACGGGGTCCTCGGGGAGGGCGTAGACACCAGGCCAGCGGAGTATGTGATCATAGCGGGCCTTGGAAAATCAAAGCCTGTCTTCCAGCAGCAAATAGGCCGAGTCATGCGAAAGTACCCCGGTAAAGAGTCTGGCAAGGTGATTCTGGTCAAGGATGCCTCGCATAAGTGGACGAAGGCACACTTTGCTGCCCAAGTCAAGTACCTACGAGAGGAGTACGGCGTTGAACCAGAAAAAATCGAAGTTTAAAGTGGGGGATCGTATGGTTGTTAATAACGACTATTTTGAGGAAGCAGCGGTTGTATTAAATTTTATTCCCTATCCTAAAAATAAGGGGTCGTTATTCGTAATACTTTCTGATGGGGGTTTTTACTCAATAGATCCAAGCTGCGCAACGCGTGTTTGCGATTTGACGCCTTTTGAGCGAGCTGTGTATGGGGTTGAGTTATGAAGACTAGTCTCTGCATATGCATACAAGACATCTTAAAAAGCTACCCCTTCTCGCATAAATTCCTAGTAAGTTACTCTTACGATTGCGCTATGGACGTACTACCACTATTTGAAAAGCAACACCCCAACGATAACCGTCCTAGAACCACCCTAGAAACCGTATCCCGCTGGTTACAAGGAAACGCTACCTTACAGGAAGTTAGTGACGCCGCCTCCAACGCCGCCCGCGCCTACTACGCCGCCTACTACGCCGCCCTCGCCGCCGCCACCGACTACGCCGCCGCCGCCAACGCCGCCAACGCCGCCTCCAACGCCGCCCTCGCCGCCGCCAACGCCGCCGCCAACGCCGCCTCCAACGCCGCCTTCGCCGCCCACTCCAACGCCGCCCACTACGCCGCCCACTACGCCGCCTTCGCCGCCTCCAACGCCGCCTCCTCTTCCGGTAAAGGTCACGATTACTATAAGCAGTTACTACTTACTAAGATTGATAAGGAATTAACTAAGTTTGAACTAGCAATGTTAGGAGTTTTAGATGAGTGATCAGGAGTTGGTAGATAAGCATTGGTACGAGATTTGGGACCTTCTGGTGAGTACGAATAGTCATATCATCAACCCTTACTATACCCAACGTTACCCTGACATTAAAACTATTTCTATCACCGCTATCCTTGCCATGACTGAATTCGAAAGAGAGGTTTTAGGAATCAATGAGATTCTTAGGAAAGGAAAAGCGCCCGTTCTGCCTCGCGCCTTTTCAGCAACCCAGAAGCAACTTTCCCTGAAACCTGGTCCCACCTTAAAAACTCGTCTGCGCAACCTGCTACGTCGCCTGCGTTTAGTTTCTTAAGCAAGTGGCTATGCTCTAAAGCACCAAGTCCCACGTTATAAGCAAAAGAACAGAGGGCATCAAATTGGTTTTGGTTTATAGGAACTTGCACGAGGGGCGTAACCCCCTGCTCAAATTTAATTAGGTCCTGTGCCAATAAATTGTTAGCTTCTTCTAAAGTTATAGCTGCGCCAACGGGTAGATCAGTTCTGTGCCCGTAACCAACAGTAGCTAAGCCGCCCTCGTCAAGGTAAACAGTAAGGGATAATCCTTCAAACCGTTTTATTAAGTTTTTTCCTTTTTCTCCAATGATCATGCGTAGCCCTGTACCTTCTACCTCTGTTTAGTATGCAAGTCCTGCAGTTTCTTTTACCTTGATAAATAGCTGTGTTTTCCGCAGAATACTCGTGCCCTTAAATGTTTAAAATTACTCTTTAACATCCCGTAGCCTTGATCATTCTTTCGCCCAGACCATTCCCAGCAAGTGTGAAATGGGATTAATTGAGCAAATCTCCAAAACTTAGAATCCAGAGGCTCTATATCGCTTGTAAAATGACCTTTAGAATTTCTTACTCTCATAGCCTTTATTCTGGACGAGAGTTAAGAAATTGTCAATTAATAGTTAGCTAAGAAGTCTTGAATATCGCTTAAGCGCACCAGGTAACCAAACCCGTCGCCCCCAGCGGATACCACTCCCGTCAACTCGCCGCTGTCGTTCACAACCATCCCGCCACTACTTCCTGGCACCATAAATGCAGTTGTCACCACTTCATCAACGCTGAGAACGCATACGGACACCTTACCAAAGAACGTATCAATGGAAACAAGACTGTTCTTAGGCATCGCTTTACATTTCGCCGTCAATTTGTCCGTTTCCGGGTCCCCAGGCATGATCGGAAACAAAATCGCTTCCACTTTATTATTATCAATCAACTCGCCTTCACTCTTATAGGTACGAAAGCCATTACCGTGGGTAAACGTGCGGACGTGGTCACCGATGGACTGGTGCTTGGCGATCGGAATGCCCTCCATGTTAGGAATTCCTTCAATTAACAATAAGTCAGACTTGGCGTCTTCGGCAATAACGCGGCGCTCCATTACTCGACCATCTTCACTATGCACTTCAATACTACCGTCAATGGCAAGCTCGTCGCAGTGACCAGCGCTTAGAATATAATCAGTACCAAAAGCCGTATGCACCTGCTCGCCGCTGCAGATGTAGCCATTCCCCATCAACTTCACTACCCGGGAGCGTAGGAAAGTTTCACTACGAGCGGAGTGCATGCCAACTGCACTCACCCCCAGCCCCAAAGCTATCAATAAGCAACCAATTCCCTTGACAATGTCCCGACGTCCTGATTTATTTTTCATAATTTAAGATAATTTAACAATGCAACAGCCCCTTCAGCCGCCGCCCCAATTAATGCCAAAACACCAATCAGCTTTAAAATGCCTTGCAGCATATTGTCGTGTTTTACCAAAGGCTTTACCGCCTCCTCGAGAAGCTCTGTGCGATGAATATGCGTTTTTAAACTCTCGTGCTGAGCGGCAAGAGTGGTATCAATTTTACCGATGTGGTCTACAACCTTATCAATCTTGTTTTCAATTCTCATGAGCCTGTCTTCGTTCATATGCCCATCCCGAACATGGACACTTTAACTGTGCTGCTACCACCAGAAGAATGAGTATAAACAGCTCGTAACCACCGGTAAGACATCTCTGATAAGGAGATGATTGCGCTTCCGCCGGCAGTGATCGTGGCCGTGGCATTAGGGATATTTGTCCAGTTCGTGGCAACAAACTGAGCACTGCTACTGCCACTATAGTTCAGGGGTGCCACGTCGTTACTTGCTTGAATTAAAAAGGTACCGGCCGCGCTTGAATCTCCAAATACTGCTTGGAAACTAGCATTAATCAACTGATTGCTATCGATCTGAACGCCGTTCTGGCTAGCAGTGTCTACGGCGCTTAAAACGACTTGGTTTACCTGACGCATAATAACACCTTACAGTCCCTGATAAATACTAATAAACGTTACGATATTGTTAAGTAGAGCGGTATCCATAGCGGTAGAAGAGCTGGTAACGATTGTGATCGCGTCTCCGGCTGTACAATTTACATTCGCAAGTAAAGTAACCACTCCCTGCGCTGCGCTAGGTGCCGGGGAGGTAGCTACTGGAGTTCCATTCTGATTAATGACAATACTAATGCCGGACGTGGGCTGAACTTCGGACATCACCTTAATTTTGTGCCTACCCGTGGTAACGATATTATAAGTTTGCGTGCCAAGCCCTGATACCACATTTTGCTTAGACGCTTGGATTGTATTATTTGCCATGTTTATTTTCCCCTTTTATTGCCCCTGGACTATGAAACTTTGACTGGGAACATCCCAGCGATACTGAAGTCCGTCAGTATCGGTGTAAATAGAGGCGGCCACCGTGTCATTCCAATCCGCCGCGCCTGAAATCTGAGCAGCGATCGTTCCGTCTGCTAAGGTGATTGTAATTACTCCTGAATCATTCGTTAAAGTCATAGATTTGCCTGTGTGACTTGTCCGGCCTTTTGAGCCCCGCCCGTTGTTCCTGACGCCGCGTTCGGAGTTTGAACCGTTCCACCAAAGCTTTCAGTTCCCACTCCCGTCGTAGCGTTAAATAAGTCAATACGTCCGCCCGCACCGCCACCGCCGCTGCCAGCGCCGCCGGATGCGTTCGTTCCGTTTCCACCCGCACCACCCGCACCACCCGAAGCATCGACCGCGTTTGTAATGGTTGATCCGGTGAGCGCTCCGTAGACGATGTGAATTTCTCCACCGCCGCCGCCTGATCCTCCCGATCCGCCGCCCCGAGATCCGGCTACCGCTGCCCCACCCGCGCCGCCCGCACCACCGATTGCTTGAATGATTGAAGGGTTCGTATTGGTTCCACGCGCAATGGTATTTGCTAAGAGCGAAAGAATACCCGCACCGGCACCACCACCACCGCCGCCGCCTCCTGCAGTTCCGTCGCCGCCGCCGCCCGATCCTCCGTTACCGCTGCATCCACCCGTGTATAAACTAACGCCTCGGATAAACTCGGGGACATACCTCACCATCGCGGCGCCGTTCACGGGGGCAACCGATGCTCTGAGCGCTCCGCCTGCTCCGCTTGATCCTGTTCCTCCGGCTAGGGTTGCTCCGGAGCTTCCTCCTAGTCCAGGGGAAGCCGCCGCACCAGCGGATCCTTGAGATCCTGTCGTGGTTCCACCCGCTCCGCCTGCTCCGCCGATGGTCGCGCCGCCGCCCAAGGTCCCGATGCCGGGCACTGCGCCCGCCGTTCCACCGGTACCCGCAGTGAGTCCCGCATTACCCGCACCACCGTTGGTGATGATCGCGCCCGTTTGGGCCGCAGTAATATCGAGCAAGCCATTGACGAAGACCCGGAAGCCATTGGTGTTCAGCACCCCGGTGTTTGCCATCGTGAGGTTCGAGTAGTACATGTCTCGGGTTAGCGTCGTCGTTCCGCTAATCGTGACGGCCCCATCGCTCCCGCCGCCGTAGATGAAGGCAGGGCCGGTAGTCGCTCCCGAAGTGGAGAGCTGCACCACGCTCCACTCAATACCTACGCCAGGGGAGACGGTAGATCCAAGACCTGACGTTCCAGAACTCGCTGCGACTTGAAGTTTTAATGTCACCGCATTGGTTGTTCCGGGAACATAGACCCCAGTGATGACTATAGAATCCGTCGCACCGACGGGGGTTTGAACTTCCGGCGCAACCGCAACCACGGTGGTTCCGTCGGTGAGTCGAACGCTGGTACCGCCGCCGGCCACCGATGAATAAACTCCTGCGGAAACTGAAATTAAATAAACCGCCTGGGCGGAAGAAGGCGTGAAAGTAATCCCTGGAAGATCGCTAGCTGCAGCAGTCAATGTGATGTTATTGGACTGTCTAACGGTAAGGGTGTCGTTGCCACCTCCGGTGAAGGTAGGGTCAGCAAACGTAGTCGATGTTGTGGTCCAGTTATTCGTATAATCAAAATAGGCCTGGGCATAGTTTGCCGGAAAGCCTTGGGTAACGCTCTGCCAGACCGTTCCATTGCTCTGTAAAATATTCCCGTTTGCCCCGGGGGCGATAAAATTAGGGTTCCCCGTGCCGTTTCCGACAATGAGGTTATTTGCGGTCAGCGTGGTGAGACCGGTACCGCCTGCGGCAACCCCGACCGTTCCCCAACTCGTGGCGCTCCCGGCGCCAGATAAAAGCGGTTGGCCGGAGGTTCCGCCGCTGCTTGGAAGGATGAAAGACCAAGATCCTGCGGCAGCTTGAGGCTTGATGTTGACGGTACCGGAGGTATTTCCTGAAAGATTAAGAATTCCAAGCGTGCCCACCGCGCCCAGCGTAGGTGTTGCTGAGTTCCCATACGAACCGCCCACGTAGGTGAGAACGGCCCCGGCTACGGGGGAAACCTGATTAATGCCAGAGGTTCCATTCCCAAGAAGAACAGCGCCCGAGGCCAGCGTGTTAAAACCCGTTCCACCGCCTGAGACCGAGAGAGTCCCATAAATCTGAGCTGTCGATCCGCCACCACCTGACAGCAAAGGCTGCCCGGACGTTCCTGCAGAGGTGGGTAAGTTGAAGTTATACGTGCCTGCAGCGGCATTGCCGGGATTGATCGTAACTGCGCCCGAAGTGCTTCCTGCTAAGACGAGAGATCCGGCACCCGTTCCGTTTAATCCCAAGGTCGGCGACGACGTAAACGTGGGAGCAGAGCTAGCACCATTTCCCTGTAAGACTTGCCCCGAATTAGCAGAAGAGACCGTAGAAACGTTGCTTGTCCCTTCGCCAAGCATGACGCTATTTGCTGGAATCGTGCTTAGTCCGGTTCCCCCGTTAGCAACAGGTAGTGCCGTGCCGCTATAGCTTAAAGCAAGGGTTCCACTACTTGTGACGGGGGATCCGCTGACGGTAAAAAGGGCAGGAGCAGAAAGACCAACACTTGTGACTGTTCCAGACGGGCCACCAGTCACTTGAGAATAAGGAAGGCTTAATGCTGAAAGAGTCGTGATACCAGTTAGGTCAGAATTTCCAATAGCTCTAAACGTCGGTTGAGCTGCACTACCGCTAGTGGGGCCGGCAAAGAACGTATTTGCACTTGCAGTGTTAAGAGTGAGGGTGAGCGTACCCGAAGTCGTGACAGGGCTACCAGAAATGCTAAAGATAGGGGAGGTAGATGCGTCCGCAAGTCCAACACTCGTGACTGTTCCCCCGGAGCTAGGGGCGGTGTTCGTAACCGTAATTGTGGTGCCTGCGTTTGTGACAGAAATGCCCGTACCGCCAGCGATGGTGAGTGCACCTACTTCGCTGTTAACGCTAGTGACGCCGCCGCCAACGCCGCTTCCACCTACTGGGCTATATCTACCGTAGTTCCCGACTGCCATATTAGGTCACTTTTCCAGCAAATAAAGCGTTTAAGTTTCCAGTACCAGAGGCAGCGGTGTAAGTAAGACGCACCCAAGTAATCCCTGTTAAAGCAATATCGTAGATACCATTCCCCGAGGTGCCAGCGGCAGCAATCGTGTTCGATACTGGTAAGGTATTCCAAGTACCGGTGTTAAGTACCGTCCCATCGGTTTTTACCGTGTAGTCATCGCTGCCTTCAAGAGTGAAGGTGCCAACGGGGACACCCGTCCACACAAAGGAGTAGGAGGCAAGGGAGAGTTGCTGGATATTGGTAGGGGAACTATGTACGGTCGTCGCCATACTCGCATTAGTGATTACAGCATAGGGTGGAATATACGGACGGGCAGCCATTTAGAACGCTCCTTTTGGGTAAGGCGTCTTGGCGCCTAGCATTAACCTTGTCATGGATTACTTAAGCCTTTCCATCGTTTGCGTGCCGACTCTGGGCACTTTGGAGGGCGGTTTGATAGGATGAGGGGAGTTTATTCAGCGAACTTGTTGATCTTTTAGGATTAGAAGCCGGTTGAGTGGGCGTCTGGGGTTGCTGCATCTGGGGCTTAGGTTGGGCAGCGGCTATGGATTGCTGAGATAAGCTACTATCTAAGGGATGTCCCAAGAATAGACTAGTGGAGGCCAGTACGTGGTAAGGAATTGTCTCACCTCGGTGACTTGCGTCAGCGAGTTCGTTGGTGATTTTTTGGGATAGATCCCCTAAGAGGTTTGGATAGAGGGCTTTCCCATGCTGCATGTCTGCAGAGGTAAGACTTCCTTGCTTAATCTTATTTAAAAGGGTTAGGGGCTGATGGGCGATGTCTAAGGCGTTGTTGTAAGCGGCTTTTTTATCAATCGTCGCTGAACCCTCTTCTGGAGACCCTTTTAAAAACCCTTGAGGCTTATTGACAGGGCGGAGGCTATTCAAGTACCGGACAGCGTTAGCACTCGTAGCACTCATGGCAGCGGCGTGCTCGGGCATATAGTGAGAAATTTGGTTACTACTGTTAATCAATGGACTTGGGTTTTCTTGCAAAGCCTTAAGCTTCTTATCCAATCGATCGCGATCATCGGCGCTAGATAAGTACTTTGAGTCTAAAACCTCTTGACCGGGTGTAAAGAGCGCTTTCGTTGCCTTACCAGTAAGTGCTGCGCCCTTTATTGTGCTTTGGATCATGTCTACAGCAGCTTTAAAGCCACCCGCATTAATTGGCTTTTCGCTGCCCATGAACTTGAGCATGGCAAGTCGGATAGCGTTGGGCGCGTCTTTAGCAAGAGCATTACCCGCCTCACCTAATATGAAACCTACAGCAGGGTTGTGGCCAAAGATAGCCGAAGCGGTTGCCGCTACGCCACCAAGTACATGTTTATTGACTTTACTCTGCCACCCAGCAGTTCCCGAGGACTTAAAGTCAGGCAAAGAGTCAGCTAGTAGCTTTGCAGCACGGATTTTATTCAAAGCTCCAGACTGAACTCCACTTGAGGCGCCCTTCTCAAGCATTTGAGTGGAATTAGCAAGGGAGGTCTCTAGTGCATTCACATTGCCCATATGCTCATGTGCGCCGATGCTATCTTTTCTAGCCAAAGCCTCTGCTGCGAGTTTCTTTTGCGTCTGGATAGACTCAGAGAGGTACTTAATGCCCTCTCGTAGACTTTGTTCGTTTTGACCACCAGCTGCTTCACCCTTAAAGACGAATTGTTTCATTTCAGGGGATAGGTTGTTGATGCCTGACTCTAAAGTCTTAATATCAATGGGGTGGTCGCCTTTGGCGCGCCTCACCGCTGGCTCTATGAGCTGTTGTAGCTCATTGGCGCGAACTCGCTCTAAAGTGGCAGGGAAGTGCTCCTGAAGAAAAGGGATGATTTCAGCGTTGCCTTTAGGGGAGAGCTTTCTTAAAAACTCTTCTGGCGTTCTTTTAGCAGCAATTTTGTCTAAGAAGTCTTGGGGACCCTTAACTTTACCAAGGGAGAGGTGGTCAGCTGCCTCTCGAGTCATTTTCATCAAGTTAGCGTAACCGGTACGGGCATTCTTAAATTTACCTAGTAGCTCAGCGCTTCCAGCGGCACCAATCTTGCGCTGCATAACGTCTTGTTCAGCGTTTAAGAAGAAGTCACTGAGTTGCCCCCCTAAACGTCTCGTGGCAGGGTTACCATAGGCGATACCTCCCACATTTGAGGCAAGGTTTTGTAACTCCTTGATGTTTCTGACACTTTGTAATCCCTTTTGTGCCTGCTGGATAATATCGTTATGGGGTAGGCCTGGCTGATCGTATCCATGCTCTTTAGCAAATGCGTCAAGCTTTTCAGCAATTATATCAGCATCACCGGGGGTGGAGACGGTCTCAAACTGTGGGTTTAAGTAAGGGTTTTTCTTTGTTGCCTCTGTCTGAACCTGATTCACTTTCCTTGGTTCAAACTCAGCTTCTTGAAACGGCTTAGCTACTTCGTCGTAAGCCTTCTGTACCGGGGCACGCTTTAGCTCATACTCGTTTTTAAAGTCATCAATGCCTTTTCGCCCCTGCTCAGCCTCCGAATAGTTTGAGACTTCTTCCGGAGTTTTACCTAACGCCTCCATGGACTTTTCAGAAGCTTGTTGCTGCAAGTCTTTAATACCATCCAGGATCTCGGGGCGTTGCTGCTCTCGTAAAACGTTGAAGGTATCAGCGGCGTAGGCGTTGCCGGTCATGGCCGCTCTTACCGGTTGTGAGAGTTCAATTCCAGAGTCCTGGACGGCCTTGTCAATGGATTCCGGCAGAGCAGTAGGAGTACCCTCAGCGACGTTTTTAAAACTTTGGAGAAATTTCCCCACCCTTGGCCCTACGGTAGCGTCCCAAAGAGGGCTAATGACACCCGCCCCAGCAGCTCCGGTCCCGGCGCCTAAAAGGCCTGCAAGCCCCATGTTCACAACGGAGCCCTCGACAGAGGTAGCAGGGTCGCCCATAACCATCTTGTCAATGTCACTGCCTCCCTGATACACAGCGTTTTCAATCCCTAACCGAACGGCAGCTGAGCCGATCTTAGCCATGCGGGTAGCAGGGGCGGCAAGCCCTGCAGCAGAAACAGCAGCGTCGCCAATCTTACCGAGGACAGCTCCTTCTCCAACTCCAAGCATCGAACCCGCGACTAGAGTGGCGGTTTGGCCGGCGGCGTCAATCCAAGGGTGCGCTTTCTCTCGGTTTAAAATCTCTTCAGGATCATCGTCACCGAAGGCGTGCAGAACAGCACCGGCTGCAGGGCCTACTGCGCCACGAACAACACTTTCGCCCGCGACGGCAGCTAATTGGCCTGGCGTATTGTACTTCTCGTCTTGCGCCCGCTGCGCCTGCATTTCAGGCGTATCTAGGCTGTACCCTTCGTTTAGAGCTTGGTTGACCTGCTCGTGCGGAATGTAGACGGGGCTACCTGACGGGTCAAGGGCGGGGACACCTTGTGAGGAGGGGGCGGCGGACGCAGGCGCTGGGTCTGCGTTAGCTACTGGCTGGCTTTGAGATTGCCCGCTGCTTGATTGTGAATCGTCTGTTGCCATAAAACCTATCTAGGCGTGGACTGAACAGGCCTATAATTTGGAATGAATTGCTGATTCACAGCTTGTATCTTTTTAGTTAACGAAGCCTTGAGCTGCTTAGTGGCGGAGTTTCCAGATAACAAGGTGCTGAATGCAGTTGGATCAGTGAACCTGCCTTTTTCAAAGCCAATATCGCTTTCAGAAATACGATGAGATTTGGCAAGATCGTTTAAACCTACCGTGAGGCTGCCCTTTAAGCTCTCTGCTCTTGCCCGCTGCGCAGGGGAGAGTCGGCTTCCTATTGTATTCAGCTGGTCAAGCTCATTGAGGTCAGACATAATAGGCTTATAGGCTGTAATAGCTTCCGTATACTCCTTGGCGTTCGCTGCACTACCAGTATTGTAGTACTTACCGTCTGACGCTAGCACCGTAGCTTGTCTTGCCTCATTGTCTAAGTAAGGGAGGATGTTAGCGCTTCCGCCTTGAGTACTAACAACTCGGTTAGCGATCATATTGGCCATCTTCGAGTCACCATTCATGGCAGCTACTTGAGCAGCGCTCTCTGGAGCACCCTGCATCATATGCATGTAAGCCTGATTGGTAGCGATATTGTCCATTAAGTTAGTGGAGCTTTGTTCTCCCACCATCCGGGCGGAGGCGAGTTGCTGCTGGATGTTTGCATTCTGAGGGTAGCGGGCGGCAAGTTTCACCAGGTGGTGAAGTTGCGCGTCCATCATGTTAATTTTGCTAAACTTTAAAGCGTCAGGAAGGTTGTTAAAAAGCTGCATGTTATTCGAAAGGAGAGACTCAGACTTACCGAGGTTCAGTTGCTGAGCTTTTAAGTCGTTATCAATCTGACTCTGCATGGCTTGCAATACTGGGTTCTGCTGGTGCAAAACACCGCTGCCCATGCCCCCTAAGAGCAGGCCAGCCAAAGTACCCATCTTGCCTAAAGTATCTTTTTTACCAAATAACGAACTTAGGGTTTCAGGAGTGATATGCTCATTCTCTAAGTCAGTTTGAAAGGCGCCCCGCTCGTTCATAATGCTCTGATAACCTAACTGCTTTGCATTCTGGTAGAGCTGCTGAGGATCTGTAGGCTTTCGATTTGCAGGCTGATCTTGCAGAGGAGCCGCTCCAGTCCCTACACCGTAGTTACTGCCGGTCGGAATATCTGAGCCTTGGCCGTTCAACTGAGCAAGCTCTGCGTCGCCAGGCTGTGCGGCTGGGGTAGCGTCTGCTGGGGGTTGAGCTGAACCAGGAGCGGCTTGGGGCGCTCTGGTGGGTTGCGGGATGGAAATACCGGCATCCGCTTTAGCTGAAGACTCTAGCGCTTGTTTTTGCGCAGTAGCGGTAGAAGCAGCTGCCTGTTGAGCTTGCTCTATTTTAAACTGGGGAAGGACTTTGTTATTCCAAAGGTCGGCGTTGAAGTTTTGTGGTGGTTCCCCGTTAGCGCCAAAAGACATCTTGGCCACCTGCTCGTTATCAGGGGCACCGTCGCCTTTGGCCATATTGTAGGGGCTTTGAGTAACGCCTAAAGCGGCCTGCACAGCGTTGTTGTAGATTTGTCGTTTCCTTTGGAGGCTAGGGTCGACGTCTGGAGTAGTAGGGACGGCGGTCGCTGGGGGAACGGCTTGTTGAGGAGTCGCAGCGGGATCTTGTTGCTGAGCAGCTGCCGCGTCGGGTGCGGGGGCTTGTGCTTGATCGTCTGAAGCAGTTTGATCAGAACTATCCGTTGCACTATCCGCTTCTACAGGGGCGGCACCGTTCGCAAATCTTGGTTTATCTTGATCTTTTTTCTTTTTAGGGTTGGCGTAATTCTCTTTAAGATCCGCCCCTAGGTTACTTTGCTGAAGCTTGGGGTTCATTGCCTCTCCCCCCTCAGCCATCATCTTGGGTTTACCGGAGCCCGGGTAGCCAATCTTTTGCCCTAAGGTTTCTTGATCGGTATCACCACCGTCAGCTAAGTGCTTAGGCGCAGCTTTTGCTCCCAGGGAGGGCAAATCTTTTAGTTGTGCCATCGTTTTTGCTGGGATGGATTTATGGGCAAGAGTGATCTGGTGACCAGCAGGATGCTGCAGCGTGGTGGTATGAGGCGTGCTCGATACCTTTTTAAACTTACTAAAGTCCAGCTGGAATTTTGACATTATTTTCCACTCTTTTTAGAAAGCATGCCCTTGTTTTTGCCTTTAGCAATGTAAGCACTTACAAACTTAGCTGCCTCAGCGGCTGGGTCCTTGGCTTGGGTAACGCTGCGGGGGAGGACGATGCCGCCTGCTTCTAAGGTTTTTGGCACCGTATCATTGGCGTAGGAGTTCTTAGCGCCGCCGACTTTCGGTTTACCGGGGATTTTTTCAGCTTTATCAAGCGCTGCATGCCCTTTGTCTTTTGATTGAGCAACTTCTTTAACTTTATCTGGAGTCAGATAGCCTTCACCTGGGGATACTAGAGCGGGTACTTTACCACCTTTAGCAAGTCCTGGCATCGCATCGGCTGCGCTCATTGAGGGAGCGTCTGGAGTAGGAGCGGCAGCAATTTGGTTATCTTGCAAGGGTGCTCCGCCCATAAGTCCGGGGGTAGTGGGAGCGCCGCCGCTTAGGGGCGCTCCGCCAGCTAAGCCAGGAAGCGGTTGTGGGCTTGCATCTGTGTAGTCGACGTTGGAATCGCCCGCATAGGGATTGTTAGGATCGCTAGAGCCGCTGCTAAAGAGTTTCCCTAGTGCTGAAAAGATGCCGTTCCCTAATGATTGACCCGCTTGGTTAGCGGCTGAAGCCATACCACTGGCCCCAGTAGCGTTACCTATAGCTAGAGCTTGGCCTATTTTAGACTTAGGACCTGCCGGGTTTGCCGCTAGAGGACTATTAGATGGGTCGGGCGCGTTGTTTTGAGCTGTTCGGGGCACCCCACCACCATTTGCTAAGGCAAGCATGGCTAAAGGGGCTAATTGTTTTACCATCCCCATGGGACCAGAAGAAGATGGAACTTGGCCCCCATCAGCGAGCCCCAGAGCTGAACCTACTGAGCTGAGTGCGCCCGCCGTGAGGCTGTTAGAGCCTTGTGCGTTGGTGTTTGCTATGCCAGCGTTCGCGGTGTTAGCGCTACTAAGCCCACTTTGTCCGATTTGGGACAAATTGAGGTCCTGGGAACCTTGTTGCCCGAGTAGACTTGCTTGGGCGTTTTGGGCGGCCATGGAGTTTTGAGCAGTGAGGCTTGCGGCGTTGTTAGCGGCAGCTTGTTGGTTGGCACCGGCTTGTTGGCTACCTAGGTACGCAGCAAGAGCGGGGTTAATCCCCTTGGTGCTAGCAATGCTACCCATTTGTTGCTGGTTTACCTGGTTCGTGGCGTTAGTTAAGGCAGCTTGGGTGGCCTGGTTCACGGCACCGCCGCCTTGGCCTTCTTGCTGTAGAGTGTTGCCTAGAGCGTTTTCGTTGGCTTGGTTAGTGCCATAGTTGATAGCACCGGTGTTAATTAAATTGTTATCTTGGTCCATGCCGGCAGCTTGAAAGCCTGCACCGTTACTTGCTCCGCCACCAAAAAGACCAGTAAGACTGCTCATTAAATCTCTTTCCTAAGTAATATCAATAAATTAGAACTGCTCTCGACTTTAAAGCCGTAAGCGAGGAGAACTTTTAAACTGGTTGTGGGGTCTTTAATGGACATATTGACGCTCCCGTACAGGCATTTGCAACCTTTTTCCTTAGCAATTACCGCTACTTGGTCAGCCATGCGGCTAGCCTCGTCCTCATGACGATAAGAAGGGGTTACATAGATGTCTTCGATGTAAATCCCATCTTTTAGGAAAGAGTAGGTGGCAAACCCTCTTTCGCTCTCTACAATGCCCTTACCGTAGATTTCTCCAATGTAATTGGCGTAGAGACTCTTATCCTTGTCATAGGTTACTGGATTAGGCATAGGTGCTCGAAGCAGGCATCTTGTTCGGACCCTTCTTCACTCCTACTTCTAACGCAAGATTGGACAAGTTGATCCCTGCACCGTAGGGGGATTGCGGGGCATCGGAGATGGTGATACGTACCGATTCGCACTTCTGTCTATTCAAAAATACGCGGTACTGCATGGGGCTAGAAGCCGCAATAATCGGGATAGTGGTGGTTTGGTTCACGACAGGGCTAAAGTCGTAGGTAAATTGTACTGTCAGGTTGGTAGGCGAGATAGCTTCACCTAGTATTAAAAGCTGCTTCACCCGCTCAAAGCCCTGCACCTGTCCCACTTGGATGCGGCCTAGGTTCATGAGCATGGGGATAGCAGTTCCGTTGTCTGTAAAGACGCCGGCTGTCTCTTCTTGAGGAAGCCCAGCAACGGATAACGTGCAGTAGTTGTTATTGTAAATACAAGTATCTACAGCGTTAATGTTTAGGAACTCACTCCACTGATTTACATAGTAATCGTAAACAAGAGCGGTACCGTCTGCTAAGGCAAACCGCACCTGGGTGGTACCTGGCGTCAATTGGGCAGACACCACGTGGATGTTGTTAAACTGCTCTACGCCCGCTCCGATGTAGGAGGTAGTGAGGGAGCGGTCAAGAAGATAAATCCCTTTAGCCGATTTAAACATTAAGCCCGCAGGGGTGAGTACAACTGAGTCCCGGTCAACACACCCCACGTCGGTGGTGATGATTTGGGGGTAGGTGAAGTCGCTGTTAGCTCCGTTCGGGGAGGGCCCTTGACCAGTGACGTAAAAGATGACGTTTTCTTTAAAGAACACGATTTCCGCGTCCATTGCCGCTACCGCTGTAATAGCTCCGCCGCGCTGATCGATGTTGTTTACGAACACGGGGGAAAACTCGACCGGGAAATCATTAATCACTTGCTTTGAGTACCACCAGGATAGGGGTTGCTCGGAGGGGACTAAAATGAGCCGGTTATCATAAGAGCACATGATATCTGAAGCAGGGGCACTTCCATTAGGCACCTCGCCACCGGTGGTGTACAACTGTTCGTTTCCGGTTTGAGCACTGGTTGCTCCGGCACCGGTGCTTAAAAAAACATCTCCATAGCTTCCATAGGCGGCCGGGTTGTTTGGAATAATGCCTGTTTTGTAATAAATAGAACCATTGGCCGTAGTGCTATAGATAACAATGTTTACCTGGGAGGTAGAATTAAAAGTTTTATTGGTCATGTAAAGCCAAGGAATTTTTACAGTAATTAAATTAGTGCTTCCTGACCCAGTTGTGACACTAATGGAGGTGGAGGGGGCGCTTCTTTGCATTTGGCCGTAAGAGTCTGTCCATTCGTAAGTGACTTGAATTCCGTAAATGCCTTGAGGTAGAGTGCCGCCAGTGGTAGTGGTAGTTCCGGTAACATTTTCAGGAAACAAAAAGAAATTGTTTTCAAAATTGGTAGAGCCGTCATAGGAACTTACAAAACCACCGGAGTAATTTAAATTGTTTGCAAGCTGCACACCCTGGGGCTTCGTGTTAAAATCAAAAATTCCAATGACTTCGTTGTTTTGCGGGTTACTGCCATTGGTTAGTTCTGAAGCGAGCACCGCTTGCAGGTAAGGGAAATTATAGTTTCCGGTTGTGCTATTAAAAACGACTTGAGGTAAACTACCGCCTTGGGTAATATTTTGAGCGCTAAAGTTACCTGGCGCAATTTTTGCTACAACTTGGTAGGAACTAGGCCCTAGGTACCGTAATATGAATCCAACCCTCTGCTCCGGGCTTGGATACCCCACAACAAAATGAATATAAGCCGTCGAACCTGCTGCGGGAGTAACTAGGAAAGGTTTGGAAGCCACTACCCCGCTAGATAAAAGAATGCTCGACGCCACCGTGCCGGTTGTCGTGCAGACGGCCGAGTAAATTGTGTCCTGATAAGTCGATAGAGCAGGGGAGTTGTTTTGAAGGCTGAAAAAAGTGGTTCCAACTCCGCCCACAACGATAGAACCTAAGCTATCTAGGCCAGTAGAGTAGGCTTGAACTACGGTGGGGCCAAGTATCTGCGTAGTGAGCGTGCTGTTATAAATTAAATATTTAACTACCCCATTGGCAGCGTAAAATACCCATACATAGTTATTTGTCGCATCGTAAGAAAGAGAAACCGATGGAAAACTACTGCTTAGAATTACCCCTGTATTAACGACAGCGGCAAGAGAAACAGTCGTCGTGGCTGTGTTCACGGCGGCAATTGTAAGGCCGTTAATACCTAATGCTTTATAAGCGGCGTAAGTTACAGAGCCGCTTGAGTTTTGGCAGACATCCAAGTAAGTACCAGTGGCATCCGCGCTCGTTAGGTTAGTAGGAGAGCTTTGAGCGGCCGTGGCCGGGTTGATAGTGATGCAACTCAAATATTGGTTAACTTTGTCTAAATAAAAAACACCGTAGCTGCTTGCGACGGGGACTGGGATTACATAAGAGGCGCTCGTAACTCCGGTAGCAAGTTGAACACTTGAAAAAATAGGCAACTGAGTAATATTATCGATTATTGAAAAAAAGGAATTAGCCAGACTTACCTGACTCCCAGTAGTGTAAATGCTTGTGTTTCCATTCACCTGCAAAAAGGGCAAATAAGTATTATTGACAGAAGTAAAAACGTTTTGTTGGTAGACGCTGCAAGTTTGCTTAATCCCCTTGTTATACCACTGAGACTCCGCCTCTGAGTAAGTCCAAAGATTTAAACTGTCCAATTCCACCAGTTCACTTTGAAACGGGGATAATGCCACCCCGTAGCTCAGGGAGGGGAGTGCTACGTACCCGTTACGCTTCTGGATACGATTAGGGGAGGTGAATATGGCATTCTGAAGCTGGAGCATCGAGGCAGGGATGACCTGCTTGGGGTCGCTCTTGGTATCGAGCCCTTTTGCTAAAGCAATGCTCAAGGTTTGAGTTTGAACAGGCATTAAAACACCGAGAGTTGCACCACGACATCGGCCGAAGTGTTTAAAAGAAGAGTGGTGGCAGGGGTAGGGTTTGTATCTTGGCTATCCCAGAGAGTGGCTTGCCCCTTAATGCGGGTGACAACCCACCCCTGCAGCGGCCCAGAAAGAATTGAGCCAAGCTGGATGACGTTGGGGTTATTAGCGGCCACTAGCGGGATATCGTAAGTAGTGCTCGTCGTACCGCCGCTAGAGCTATTGAGCGGTACAGGGGTCGCTGTAGCAAGCGAGCTTGAGAGGAGAGGCTGTAGCGCTTTCTGGATAAGGATCTGGTAGCGGTTAAATACAGAATCTTTAGATAGTACTTGGGGCAGCTTGATAGCCATTACCAACCTCCGATGGACCCGTTCCCGATAGGACCCCAGCCGTTACCAGTATACCCAGTCCTAACATCGCTAATGGTGTCTGGACGCCCTTCGTCCCTATTCTGAGCAGAGGATTCGATTCTATCTTTAAGATATACAAGCTCTTGGGCAAGCGTACTGACATCACTCTCTTCTTTACCCAGGGCGAGGATAGCCGCTCGGATAATGACATACTCGAGCCATCCAGACCAACCGATGGTGGTGATGTCGGTATCGTTGAGAAGCTGGGGCAGCCGGGGGACGTACCAGAGCTGCATGATCTGGTTTGAGGAGGGGGGAGGGATGAGAAAGAGGTTATTGCCCATTACTCGATACTGAAGGTTAAAAACGCCATAAATAGTAGAATTACTGTTAGGGTAAATATATTTATTCCTATCTATAAAGGTAAACTTATTCACAGTCACCCAGGCGTTCTGGGCGTTGTTAATGCTTAAGTCGAGCCCTTCAAGCTTATAGAAGGGGGGAGCGACAAAGGGGGTACCCGCCTGGCTAGTGAAAGTGAGAACGCCGTTGGGTAGGGGGTACTGCAGTTGATTTGCGACGGTAGTAAACTGGGCTGCAGGGGCTAGGAAGTAGTTTTCAAAGGTAGTAATCAGGAGATCGTACAGCTCGTACATGCTCTGGTTGATGTAACTGTTCCATTCGTCTTTGGTCACGAAGTTAGAGTTAACCCTATCGGCTCGTTGCTGGGCGGATAGCCTGAGCTGGTAGAGGGACATCTCAGCGGTAGGGGCGGGTACGATGGTGAGGCTAGAAGTATAGGGACCAGTCCCAGATCCGTTAACAGCGGCAATTTGATAATAATATTCAACACCTACAAGGGCAGTAGTGTCTAGGTAGAAAGGGGTCGTGGGAGTGCCGACAACTGTGAAGTTGATGTTATCCGTAGAGCGCTGTACCGAGTAGCTGGTCGCTGTAGGGATAAAATCACAAGAAACAAGGACTTGTGAGTTTCCACATTGGATTACCGGATTAGTGGGTTGAATTGGAACAGCCATTTACATACCCCATTTAGGGTGTGCGGGGCCGAAGCTTTTTAGACTCCGACCCCGACGATGGTGCAGGCGCTATAGCAGCCGCACCAAACTAATTACTCGCCCTGAATTAGGATCGAACTATCGCCTAAGTAAAACGACAATTGGATAGTCGAATTGTTAGCGGGGGCGGTGAGAGTTCCTGCGCTATAGCACTGGAGCAGCATTTGAGCACTGCCTTGAGGGTTAGAAGCTAAGGATTGATTTGGGTCTCCTAAGACTTCGATGTGGTCAATGCCTGAAGAGGCTCCAGACGGAGCAACCGTTGCAGATCCGCCGATAGTGCCTGTAGCGATGGCAACAAAAGCTTGTCCAACCGTAGGGGTGAGCCCTTTAGGAAGGCCAGCGGCTTGCCATTGCGCGAGAGTAGCCGTACCGAGAGCGGTGATGACGTACGCAGTATTAGCAGTGGTCGTGGATTGGCTAGAACCAATTAAAGTTACTTGGCCAGAAAACCCGCCGAAATAGCGGTTGTAGTTGTCAGAGAGTTGAACGACAATAACCCCGGATGCCGGGTTTGGGTTCAGTACGCCGTTGTTGCTACCAGGGGTAGCGGAGGTGTGCATAAAGACGTTCTTAATGCAGGGACCTTTCAGGCTTCGAATGCCTAACCCGTTTCCGTTGGTGCTATCTACGATGAAATTACAATCTAAAAGAATGGGTTTCACGTGCATGGAATAGATTTTTCCTGCACTTGCCCAGTTACGTTGTGCCATGATATCCTCAGTATTTCCCTATAATTAGCTTAGGCATATAGCCACCGCCTCACCTACTCGGGCCTAGGGGAAAAAACCCTTGAGGGAATAAGATTGAGGATATCTCAGCCTTACTACCTTGTCTGATTTTACTTATTTTTAATATTTGACGGAGAGTTCGAGGAGGACGAAGTCGCGGCCTTGGTTAGGGGTGACTAGACCAGCGGAGGAGAAATGATTGTATTTGATGCCGATTCCATTGCCTTGAGAGTCTCTAAGCCCCCCATACAGTTCGCCATGGAATTGAGGGAAGGCTCCGCCCAAGTACCCGTCAGGATTAGAGATTACGGCAAGCCCATAGGCGTTACGGATCTCAAACCAATTGAGGTCTACTTTGAAGCCTGGACCAGTGGAGAGGAAGAGGGAAGAGGATCGATTGGGGTTACCAGAGCTGTCAATCCAGCCCCCGCCTTCGTAGTTCCAATAGAGCCAAGAAATCATGTCTTGTCTAAGGCCTACGTCAAAAACCTTAGTTTCGGTGGCCGAGTACTGGGCAGACTCCCCTACTCCTAGGCCGTAGCTAATAAAAGCTTCATCGGCGGCGGCAAGAGGGGCCAAAAGGAATGCACACAAGGCCATGAACTTATTCAATCCCAAGCATCACTTTCTCGAATTTTGTTAGTTCTTTATCAATCTTAGTAAGTAGAAGTTTTTTATAGTAGTCTTCTTTACGACCTGTAGCTAAGGCGGCGTTGCCGGCGGCATTGGAGGCGCGGGCGGCGGCGTCGTCGGCGTCGGTGGCGCAGGCGGGGTAGTAGGCGGCGGAGGCGGCGTCGGCGGCGTTGGAGGCGGCGAGGGCGGCGTAGTAGGCGGCGGCGTTGGAGGCGGCGTTGGAGGCGGCGCGGGCGGCGAGGGCGGCGGCGAGGGCGGCGTAGTAGGCGGCGGCGTTGGAGGCGGCGTTGGAGGCGGCGTAGTAGGCGGCGAGGGCGGCGAGGGCGGCGAGGGCGGCGAAGGCGGCGAAGGCGGCGTTGGAGGCGGCGTTGGAGGCGGCGCGGGCGGCGCGGGAGGCAGCAATGGAGACGTTGGAGGCGGCGTCGGCGGCGTCACTAACTTCCTGTAAGGTAGCGTTTCCTTGTAACCAGCGGGATACGGTTTCTAGGGTGGTTCTAGGACGGTTATCGTTGGGGTGTTGCTTTTCAAATAGTGGTAGTACGTCCATAGCGCAATCGTAAGAGTAACTTACTAGGAACTTGTGTGGGAAAGAGTAGTCTTTAAGTATTTGGTCTATAGG